GACCGCTTCTTGGGGTGACAAGGAAGATGAGAATTCAATTAAATTAAAAGAAACAGCACGTGAGAAACTATGGAGTTGGTGGGATGGGATCGCTTATGACAATCTAAAACAATTTGGTGTTACACGCAAGAGCCTCGAGACATTTAGGACTGCCGTAGAATATGGTATATTATCTGCTATGACAGATAAGAATTTCGCTACGGACGAATCATTCGGCGGTTATTTCGATCCGTTTGTAGTTTCTTCAATAGTGCGGAGTATAGAAGGTATAAAGCCAGACCGGCCGGGTATAATGAATTTTATCATTGATAAAGTACCTGAATTAGTTATGCCGCAATTCGCTAAATTAACTACAAGAGCAATGATTCAATTAGCTGCCAATGAACATCAAGATACTAAAGGTAACGAATTAAGAAAAGAATTTGGGTTGGGCAATGCTATTGGTTACGCATTATTTAGCCGTGATCTTGAAGATGTGATCGCTTCAAATGAAAGATTTGTCGGGACGTTTAACCCTACCCGCACTGAGGATGATAAAAGAGATTTCATGCAAACTTTGCTTAGTTCGGGTAATGGGTATAATATATCCAAAGGTAAGTTGTGGAAAAGTGGTAAGAATAAAATAAGCACACAGGATTTGATCTGGCAACAGAATTATAACCCACAGTTTAAAGATTTTTACAATAATGCAACTGACACTAAATATGCTATTCAAGATATTTTCAATGGTTCAGAGTTGCCGGATAAACAGGGAAAAAGCATAAAGAAAGCGGATGAATGGATTAAGAGGAACGAAGATTTAATCAGAATTGTTGCTCGTGGAGATATGTCGGCTTATGATGAATACATCGAAACTGGTAAATATAAGCCAATATATCAGGAAACAGGCAGGGCAGAAGAATATGACAGATTAAGAAAGGCATTCAGGAAGGACGTTGGCAAGTATTACGCCGCCATAGCACTGGGCGAAGGCTTGCAAGGTTCACTTGATATAACAGTGAACCAAAATAGAGAGGGAGGCAAGAGATTTATAGTTAATCTAAGATGGCCGGAAGAAAGAGCTTATAACCCAAATCCATATATTAATATTAAAATCAAAGATTTCCCGCCCGAAGATAGGGGATACCAATACGCATTAAAGAAATTCCATGCTAAAATGGTTAGAGAACAACTATTGCCTAAATACCCTAAAAGACGAGTAAGGCAATCTCCACAGACATATAAACGTCAATTAGAATTAAGGCAACCACAGTATCAAGACGTATTCAGGTAAATCATGTCAACACATAAAAGCCAATCGGACGAGCATAATCATTTTGTTGTCTCTACTCCCAATATAGAGAAATATAACGACAGAACTCATCCACAGGAGATAGTTAGTTCATTGAATGAATTAGTATCGGCTGCGAAAGAATATCCTCGTCAGGAGGCTGAAAGGTACTTTGATATAGGTTGTGTGATGGCTAAGAGTAGTTCGGGATTGACAATAAGGGAAATGGCACAATTGTTAAAAACTAAAACGTATATTTTAAGTAGAGCAAAGACAGTGGCTGAAAGGCTCGATTGTGATAAAGAAAAGTTCCTAAAGATATTAGATGAAGTAGAAAGATGGAGTGCGGTTGAGTTGAGGGTACTCCCGCCAACGAAAAAGAATTACAAGAATTTACTTGCGAATGCCTTTAAAAATGTCCGCACAATAACTAATGAACTGAAAAAGAATCCATCCGATACCAACGCATCGGCTTCCCTATTAGCAATGAGGGATATGATGAATAGGATATTGCCACCAGCTGCTGATATATTTGATAAGAATTACTTGCTTTATTATCCTTGCGTTTCTTGTGGGGTAGAAGCAATTGAAGATGGGCATACAATTAAAATACATCATACCTACGATTACCTGCGTTACCCTTATTGCGAGGTATGCAATAAGGAAAACCGCCCTCCCGATATGACACGTGTAGCTGCTATGTATGCGAGTTACGCTATTAATACTGACCAAGCATATAATCAAATAATGGATTATGAGTAAACGAATTATCCAAGTCTATAAAAGTGCGTATTCCGACTTGAATATAATAAAAAGATGGTTTTATGATAATTTTGGTTTTAAGATAGCCACATATCAGGCGGTAGCATTCGCACTTACTACATTAAAATCATTCGATTTAGCAGCGGTTAAACATATTAACAAAATCAGGGTTCCACCTGGGATAACTTCTATTGAGAAATTTAGCGTAACTCTTGATGCTGAATTAGTTGAAAGGGTTGATACCTTTATGCGTGCCCATGACAGAATACTAATCCCTGACAGGCCCGCTTTGATCGCAGCACTTATCACTTATAGGGCGGTATCGTTGCCCGCTTGTTTGCCAATTGAACCCCTGGATTATAAATATCCAGAATATGCGAAAAGACCGGATGAAGAAAGATATATTAGGCGTATGCCGGAATTGGTTAAGACTGCATTGGAACTTTGAGAACCCTAAACAGTGTCATTATAATCTCACCTTCTTATTACAATGAGGGCATAGGTCTCCTATTAGTGCATAGTATCCGCATGAACATTTCTTAAACCATACGGGATTCCTTGTGGGTGTATCTTCTATCGCAGAATCAATTAGGCAGCGTAGATTTTCTGTATTTTCATACTTTTTTTTAAGTCTTTTGTATTTCTTCTCTATTTTGCGGGCACGTTTCAATTGTTTGTTGATTTGGTTAATGAATTTCACCACTCCACCATCATTATAATAGATTGGTCTATCGTTCTCAGTTTTACAATAGATAGTGCCTGTACTACTAAGTTCTTTTATATGAATTATCTTTAAAATCTTTTCCATATTCTCTCCTCATTGAAATTTAAAATCATCTGGCAATCTCATTACAGTCAAAGTAGCTGTCCCCCAGTTAGGATTCTTATCTCTTAGGTGTTTTAGAGCGTATTTGATACCATTGTGTTCAAATATTCTCAATGTCTCGTTATGAGAAAGGATTATCCCATGTCTCAAAAAATAAGAACGAATTATTCTTCGCCTCGACGTTTTGAGCAGTTTAACCGGAGCGAACTTTTTGCTAAATGATGCACCGTCATATTCACGTATTTCTAATATATTAAACATTATAGCATTGCTTTGATTCTGTCTAAGGTATCTTCTTTGTCTTTTTCTATAAGACGCAACCTGTATTCAACTTCTTTTATAAATTTCGTGTTGCCGGTTCGTTTATATGACGTATAGAACCTGCTATAAAAGATTTTATACGGTACTTTTCCCCCCTCTTTGTCCCTTGCTATTTTGTGATTATTATAGAACCACAACAATAATTCCCTTGTAAGGTATTTAATCATTTCTTTTCTCCTTTTAATATATCAATTAATTTCTGCTTTTGCCATTTCCTCACTGGTGAAGGGCGTATCTGAACCCCTTTTACGGCTTCTAATTGTGATGCTGAAATAGCTGCATATAGTGCCGCTTCATCTGACAAACCAACTGAAATAGTTGCGTCTGCTGTTCCTGCTGCATGTGCTAAATAAGATGCTGAAATAGATGCAGCAGATGCTGCCGCACGTATCCTTGCATCACCTGATGAATTTCCTACGAAAAGTGCTGCATGTGCTGGCATATACGCTCTATATGCTAATTCTCTATTTTTCTTTGTGTCTGAGATCAACACCAATCTTGCTGCTTCTATTGCCTTGCGGGGACGGTTGTCATTAGTGTAAAGATTCTCAAAGTTTGGCAATACGTGTTCAGCACACGCTATTGTAAATTCTAATGCGATTTTACGCTTCTTTTTCTTGCCAATAATCGCCCGTAAGGCCCAGATAGCAACGTCTAACCCGCTGATTTCTATTATTTGTAGCATCGAGATTTTTGATGCCGGGTTGTAGTCCGGGACATTGGTTGTCAAATGTTCAAATATGTCATTAGGGATTCTATGCTTTTGTAATTCCTCGCCCGTTGTGTATATTTCTTTCATTTAATTACCTGTTAAAAAACGAATTTCTTCTTTACTAAAGTATTCTTTTAATTCTAATGGCCTGTTAGATTTGACTATATCAGCATGAGAAGGCAATGAATCTGATATTTCAAATGTTAATAATTCAAAACGATGACCTAATTCAAGTTTCTCCACTTGACGTTCAAATTCCATCAGCATAACCTTTTTTTTAAATTCATCTACCAATTGCATATTATTTAACCATAGTTTATGTTTGATTTGAATACTAAAACCACGAAGCCAAAGAATGATAGCAGCCGATATTACAAACATTACAATAAATACATTCATCACTTCCTCCTATGTAATCAATTTAAAAATCACCATAATTAGTTTGTAAGCATATCAACCCTAAATCTTTTCTCCACATATTAACCATTTGATCCCTGTCATCAAATACCATAATTACGTTAAAATTGCCAGCTATTACCTCATCATATATTTCACGCTTAACTATACTGTCCTTTCTGTAATCTTTAACTTTTCTCATAAATAATTCGTAATTGTAGGGTTTTTCCCAATCAAAATGTTTGTTAATCCAATAAATAGTTTGTGCTTTGCATGATGGTGTCCCTTCTCTGCCTGATACGAAATATACTTTTGCAGCATTGCATATTGACAATGCTTTCACACAATCTATTACTGGTTTAATTGGCGTATCAGTTTCTATTTTATCATATTCGTATGGTTCTCTATTCTTTCTTTTTGCAATAGTTCCATCAATATCACAAATTATAATTGGTGTTTTGGACATCGATTTAACTCCTATTTTAAAATATATTTATTTATTCTGTCTTTTTGTAGTTGCTTCCATTTCTTCATCTGTCCATCTATCACCACCAAAATGTTTCTTCCATATTTTCTTCTCTGCCTTTTTCTTTTTTTTCAATGATTTAAAGTGTATACTTATCTCTTTCCCTAATTTATTTATTTCATCTAAGCTCGGCTCCTTACCCGGTATTTCGTTAAATTCAAAGCTCATATTTCCCCTCTATGTAATTAATTTAAAAATCAAGCATAACAAAACCACTGTCTTGTTAGCTCTGTTTAGAACTACGGCCATTACTGCAAACCACACCATAACGGGCAATGGCAAAAACAAGGCAGTTGCCAATAAACTATAAGCAAGAATGAATATAATAGCATAATGTACAACTCCAACTTCAATTCTTTGCACTTCAACCATTTTCATAATAAAAGACATTCCCATTAACATTGTAGCTATTGATAGACTTGTTTCATATCCGGGCAGCATAATCTTTTCCTTTCTTAATTGTTTTAACATGGTTGTTTTTAATTTTACGTCTTAAGATTTTGTGTTCGCTTGAATTTGGTATAATGGTTAATAAATATTCACACTCATGTGAAGTAAGGCACATATAAACCGCTTGTGTACCGTCCCATTTAGTCATCTGTCTCTGGAGATATTTTCTGTTGCTTTCACAATATTCCTGAGCCACTAATCTGCAATGCTTTTCATCGGGACTGCTAAATTCCTTGACAGTACCGTCAGGATGGAAACACCTGTATATATGCTGCATACCTTCCGGACTATCGACATAAGATGATGTCACTTCAATATTATTGATGACGAATTGTTTAGTCCCCTTTTTAGCGTCTGGGTTTTTCATTGTTTCCCTGTAAAATTTGTTAAGAATCGACGGTTTTTAACACGTAATCGCCTTTTTATAGACTGGCTTATCGAGTAAAACGGTGGGCTGCATTGGGCTCCATGAGTTACCCGTTGTTTAAGCATGTGTGTAATTACAGCATATATACCAGGGTCATATTTAAATTTTAGTATTTTCATTGTGTGTTCCCTTTTTCGATTTCGGGTATAATTCCTTGTATTGCAAAGGGAAATAATGTTTAAGTGTCGCTAAATTACAAAGCATACTATGCCCATCTTTAAATACTATTAATTTTAACTTACTTTTCTTATTATATTCTTTTGCTTCATTAAGTTTTGCTTTGTATAGTTCTTCCGGTATATCAGAATGGGGGATATGCCGGAACGCTTCCTTCATTATAAAATCCGTAAATTGCTCATCATTGAATTTCATTATTCGTCTCCTCTTTTCTCAAATGTTAATAAATCTTCTTTGGGGTTAACTCCAGATAGCTTTTCTGTGCCAGATAAATATTTATCATGGCGGTATACTCTGAATTTAAACCCATATTTAACAAAGTCTACGATCAAATATTTATAGCAATATACAAGATAATGATGTGGTTCACCATAGAAATAAGTTCTTAGTTCATCTGTCTCAATATCACAGAGCTCAAAGTTGACTGGCAGAACTCTGGAAAACGGTGTTTGTGCTATAATAGTCCCACCTGGCTTTAAGACCCTTGCCATTTCTTTTATAGCAGCCCGCACAAAATTGATGTGTTCAAGAACGTGATTGACTATAATAAAATCGAAGGAATTGCCTCCAAATAATCTTATGTCATAAATATCCGTCCAATTAACATGAAAATCAAACAAATCGGGTTCAATATCGCATGGGTAATATAGGCTTGGGATAGTATTACTCCTTTTTAGCATCTTATACAGAGGGAGTTCCGGTGCAAAATGAAGGACGCTTGCACCGTGAAAAGCATTCCAGAAACCTAACTTGTCAAAATACATAAACAAGTGTCTTTCACGGTCATTACAACCACAAACAGGGCAGCCATAATTCTCTAAATCACTACCTATGACTTGGAATGACTTGTAAGTATCTGAATAGCTATGTTTGTATGGAGTGAAAGAATTGAATTCTCTTTTGCATATATAACATTGCTTCATTATTTGACCTCTATAAATCCACGTGGGAAAAATCTCATAAATTCCTCATCAACTTCTTTTTCCAAGTAGACAGTTGCGAATACACCGTCAAACATTTCGAACGCCTTGTTTCTGCATTCCTTATAAGTGTTACCTTCGATAACGGTCACACAATCCTTATCTAATGTTATTCCATTAACAGTATGTGTATGTTCCTGTCCAAATGTTACGTAAATTTTCATAACAACTCCTAAATATAAGATGGTGGTTGAATAGGGCATGACAGTTTGTTATAATGTTTGCACAATTTATTATCATTGGGCATAGCACCATTAGGTAGACGGCTACATGGATTGCCATATAACCCACACTGAAACTTGTACGGACTTCTTGAACTTGTCTGTGGAGTTAACTTCCCCACATCTTGTAGGTTGATTTTTTCTTTCATAACATTCCCTAAATCAATAATCCCACTCACTATTATGAGCTTTATACCCGTTTTGTTCTAATAATAGGAAAGCCGCTATTGTACAATTTTGGCATAATTCGATGGTTTTTATTTCACCACTGCCGCCACCACTACATCTATATCCTGTCCGATGTTCAAAAGTACATTCGAAAGCATCGTCCCAAGTAGTTTCTATTTTCGCCTCACATTTATCACAAATATCATAGGATTTTATTATTACATCTACTGTTTGCTTCTCTTTTATTTCAATTCTCATAATATATCCTAAATCAACAATTCTTTTGGCGAAAAAACCGCCGGGTTAATATACTTCTTTGTAGTATCGAGTGAAGAATGTCCCATTAGTATTGAAGCATTTGCTATTCCTTTACTTGCACAGACTGCCTGACAAACGTAATGCCTGAAACAGTGGGCTGTTGTCCCTTCATAGCCTAATAAATCGGCATAGCGCTTAATTTGTTTTCCCGCTCCGCTATCACTTAATCTGTCACCACGACTGTTTATTATGTGGTATTCGCAGCCATGATAATTCTGATCTAAAAAATCAATATAATCGGTATATAAATTATAAGCAACGAAATTGTTGATTTTATAATCAAATGGTAAATATTTGATGTCTATATTCTTTCTTAATGATTGCCTCGTATCTTTTTTCTTGACTAATGTTAATTCAATCATATTTTCATCATATAATAAACGCACATCCAAAGAAGTTAAATCTAATACCTGAGATATTCTTGGACCAAGAGAACCTAAGATAAACAATAGCCAGGGATCACGTGCCCTTGATAAAGCGAAAGAACTATGCAAGGCACCTTGAATAAAGTCGGATACCATTCTGGTTGTCATAAGTACGTTGCCCCAATTATCTGCTTTAGCTCTAAAGGCTTTTTGGAGTATGAGAAAATCATCTTTACTGATATACATATTCCAGTACAAAAACTTCCCCAGTCCGAACATTAAAGTCGATTTACTTGTCAGGCTTAGATTCGTTCTATTGGAAATAAACCGGGACACATCATTTCTACCGAAAGATTCTATATTAATATCATCGACAAAATCACGTACATGTTTTGACAAGAATCTAACGGATGATTCGCTCATGCCATCTACCCGCTTTGACGTGGCGAGTTTAATGTGTTCACTAAATTTAGTTAAGAATTCCTTTTTATAATCATTCATATTAATCTTATGTTGAGTGTGACAACAATAGCTACAACATAATATACAATATATTGTGGTATCATACAAGAGGTAAATATATTTAATATCTATACCTATCATTATGATATAGTATAACTTGTGAATAGCACAATATATCATGCAAAATAAGAATAGGGCTATATTCATTAGGAAATTATGTAATAATGTTGTATATTAAAACCAAATAATAAACAGGATTTGGAATGAATGAGATAACCAACGCATATTCAATGATAGAAAGGGATGGCATGAGCATCCTGGATATAATAAACTTAGAAATAGATTATTTCGCATTCATGGTTCTGCATACTACAATAGCTGATGTGTGCGGCGAGAAAGCGATTGTGTATGTGGGTGATAAATGTCTCCATCTGGATTATAGTGGCGGTGGGGTTTGTGTTGTAAATGTCAATTGATATATTTAAAAATAATTTTTCTCACTAACTTTAAGGAACAATCATGTCTTTAAACACAATCAAAGATGTAGAAGCAAAATTAGACGAAGTCATGCAGTCATACAAGGAAGCGACAAGCCTTGTAGAGAAGATGAATTTAAAAGGGGTGCTCGATGACATTGAGGTATCGTATAAATCGATATTAAGGGAGCAATTTCAAACAGTTCAAGAAGATATTGTTGCTTCAATTGAGGAAGTTGTTATGCAGGGAATAAACGGAATTGCTGGTTATGCACTTCAATATGGGCCATATAAAGTAACGATAAGTTATTCTGATAAAGGAGACGGGAAAGTTGATATTGCATTTGGGAAAAGCCCTGTCAGACGAAAAAGGACAAGTAAGGGCACGCAATATGTCAAGATATTACATGAAGCTACACCTGGTGTCTCGAAAAAGGTAGTATCTCATATAACAGCGGAGCTTGACAAAGATAGGGATGTAACAGCTAAAACCCACCTTGAATTATTCAATACCTTAGCAGAGAAGAATTACAGCCATGCTGAATTTGTGGCCGAATATAAGATAACAACACCAAACCCATTAATCAATAAAACAGCAGCTAAATTATTCTGTGATTTAGGTGTTGCAATGTATAAAGTGGATTACACAAATGATGAGTATGATTTAATAGAGATTGTTAAGGCAGGTTTTACATTGTTGTAAGGTGTAATCATGAAAGTATCTGAATTAAAGAAATTATCTCATCGTAACTGGAATGAAATAAAAGTTTATGATTCAATATGTGTAATCAATAGTGGGTATAAACATGATTCAGGTTATGCTGTAATGTATATTATTGGCATGATTTCAGGTACGTTTATCGAAATAGCTGCCTCTTGTGATGACATCCGCTGGTCTTTTCCAAATCATATGCGAAAGGGAGATTTACAAAATGATATGTTTTATCAGAGTGGTGTTTTGCATTATCATTCAAACCGTTACAATTTTGAAGTAGGACATAGTTCATCAACCGTTGATGTCAAATTAATACATAAACCGTGCAAATCATATCCCTCAAACAAAGCACGGAGTAGATAAAACATTCAATATTGTTGTAAGAGTGATTATGGAAAAATTTAATCCAGAAAACAAAGGCGTACTAACTTATGGGGAATGTCTGGAACCAGCAATGGAAATCACAGGCTCAAGAGAAGCAAAGCAATATTTAGCTGATTACATAAAATATCAAGAATCCAATATGCCATCAGTATCCGATGGTCAAACTGCGGAAGAGATATGCAAAAGCAATCTTGGGTATTGGGCTGGGTATTATGGTGACAGAATACGTAAAAGGGTTGAAAGGCTATTTGCTTGTCAACACCCTATATTTGGTAGTTTTAAAAAGAACGGTCGAGCAACAGGCAAAGAAGCCTTTGAATGTGGTAGAACTAGTCAAACATTAGATGAAATTCGTAGTTAGTTCAAAACCATGACACTAAAACAAAGCACAACGCAAATAGTTAATTCAATGATAGATGAATATGGGTTTTTATTCTGTCAGTATTGTAATCGTTCTGACGGGCCTCTAAGTCCTCCGCACCATATAATATTCAAATCAGAGCGTCCGGGACATCCTGAGCTGCATAATGTGCGAAATTTGATACTTTTGTGCTTTGAATGCCATGATAAATTTCACGGGAAAATTAAAGGGTTTACTAAGCACGGAATGAGAAAAGAATTGATAGTAGAACGAAATTTAAATAAATTGTTTGGAGATTGAATATGATAAGTTTTAATGCAATAAAAAGTTGGTTCTATCAACAATGGGTTTTGTGGGGATTAATAATACTGGCAATTATAGTTATATTATGTGGCTTTGTTTATCTTGCATCTTATTTGGGGAGTCACCTGCAAACAAGTGCAGATAATACCTTGTTAGAATTGTCATCCTTAACAGACCCAACAGAAAGAGGGCTTGCATATATTGGGGTGGCAATTATAATTTCAGCTATAATAAGAGCCATATTTAACAAATAGTAGAGCATAATTTAAATCAGTTATTTGGAAACGTGCCATGAAAATAATAATACCACCATATATTTGTGAAACAATCGACAAAATGATTGAAGTTTGTATCCAAACCGAAATTGAACATTTCAAAGCATTCGAAGATGGCACAGGTGAAAATTGCTTAATCAGTGCAGATGATGGCTATGATGACGTTACAGAGGAACTAAGGGAGCGAATAATAGACTTACTTAATTCAGAGCAGAAAATTAATCATAATATAATAAAGATGTGAAATGTGGAAACGGTTAAAAAAAGAAGATAGGTGGCTTATAGTATTGGCTATGCCTTTTATATTAATGTGGGCATACGTGATTATTAGTAGTTTATTTTTAATATAGGAGAAGAAATGAAATGCCTGATTTAGAAATATCTGAATTTATAGAGGTGTAAAATGGAATTCAATTTTTGTGGAATAATAGCAAGTGTAGTAATAGGATTTGTGTTGGGAGCATTTGCGTCACTAATCTTTATAATAATTCATAAATGGAAGCAAAGTTGAGGTGTGAAATGAGGAAAAGACAATTCGATGATTTTCGAGGTGAATTAGATGTTTACGAAAACGAATTAGAGTTTATAACGGATTTGATGAATAATGTAGGTATAGAATTCATTGATTATTGCGGCAGATCATGGAAGTATAAGAATCGGTTATTTTGGCATAAGGATTTGGGGGATAATATTTGGATCAAAGGCATATTTTGCTTGCATTTATATGCGGAGGGAATAAAGCAGCTAATCAATCAGGAGCAACAATGAACAAGAAAATGATAATAATTGGCTTTATACTCCTCTTCCTTTGTTCAATTGGTGCCGGATATGCAATAGGGACTATTATTTTTGACGGCATATCTGCATTACGGATGGTCGTGGCGATAGTACAGATTATCTTAATAGTAGTCAATGCTATTTTTCTCAGAAAATGGATAAATCAATAGGTGGTGAAATGAAAAACCAATATGGTTAAAAAGAATTGATAATGCACTTAGTGAATGGGTCGGCGATTCAATAATAAGATGGTTCAGTATACCGATATCAGCCGTTATATTGGGTCTGATTATTGGTTACTTTGTATTTATTTATTAACTATTCAGGAGCAACAATGACTAAATTAGAATTAATAACCGAAAATAAAAAACTACGCAAACGACTCCAAGAATCCAAAGAGGGGTACAAAATTTTAATGATTTTTTACCGAAGTGCAAAAAAAGAGATAAAAATGTTTAAAAAGCAATATGGCAAACTTTTTTAATATGGGAGGCAGAAAATGAAAAAGAAATATAAAATTCAAATAGGTTTTTGGCTATACTTAATTTTAGCATTCTCGGTTGTTATCGTTGGCATACCAGCGATTATTGGAATATTTTTTTGATAAGATAACAGAAAATTTGTGGGCATTATTAATATTAATAATATCGTCTACAATCGCTTGTAGTTTGCTCACATTATATTTTATAAATATTTACTCTGGGATAATTAATAACAATAGAAAAAAAGATGAAGTACCATTTTAAATTAGGAGCGAATTATGAACTGGAAAAAGATAAAAAAATGTCCGTTGGCATATGAATTACTGATAGCCAGCCGTGACGCTCCCACTATATTCTATGGTTACATCCGATACTTATTCGATTTCTTTGATGAGAACAGGGTGATAATGATTATTGCATTAGACGAATTAACTGATAAATTCGAAGCATGGGCAATAGCTCCCGGTTCCGATGGGTATATAGGTACTTATGACAATAGGAAAGTCGCTGAAGAACATGCGATTCTAAAATCTTTTCAAATATTAGAAAACCAATTACAGGAGCAACAATGAAAAAACTGATATTAATAATAATAGCAATATTTATGGTGAGTGCATGGTGTTTTTTCCTGTTGGGTAATTACATAGTAACAGATGAACACATAGAGCCTTATAAATGGTTTTTTACATCATTCTTTGCTATATATTTTTGCATAATGGGCATTGTTAAAATACGGGGGTTAAAGCAATGAAAAAGACACCGTGGGATGATTTAAGCGATGAACAGAAAAATTTGTTTTGGGATAAAGCATCTGCAATAAATCTTAGTAAATTACAAGAATGTGATACCAATGATATTGCTAATATTACCAGTGTTTTTATCAACACCATTACCGACATTGCCCGTGTCATATATGAGGGGATAGATAATGAACAAACGTTCAAGATAAAACCGCTGGGGTGGGTGGATATAGGGAATGACATATATGATGCACACATACCGGAAGGTTTATATCGAGTATTTATGGTAACTGAATATGACGAGTTAAAATATATTTGGTATTATATGAAATGGTATATTGAAGAATATAAGGAACAGAAAAATTGCGAATCAATCGAACACGGCAAGCAACTTTGCCAAGCTCACTACGAAGAACAAATGATGAAAAAATTAATTAAGGCATAACTAAAGTTCCACTAATTTGAGGCTCATTTGATACTAATAATAACATTACTACTGTTAACTCAGGGATTACACTGTCAGGATATTACTGGAGCAATAGATATAATAAAGCACTGTGAGGTTTACAGCAGCACGCCTTACATGGATTTAGACAGCAATCTTGCAATAGGTTATGGATATAAGGTAAATGTTCGATACGGACAATTTATGAGCGAAATAGAGGCATCGAATAAAATGGTTGAAGATTTACGTTGCCGGATAAAGCGATTAAACAAATTAGTCAAAGTAAAATTGAATAACAACCAACTCAATGCTTTGTTATCATTAGTTTATAATATTGGGATTGGAAATTTTGCACGGTCAGATTTACTACGAAAATTGAATAAAGGGAATTACGAGTTAGAATCAGAATTTATGAGGTGGATTTATGTCAGGTGCAGAAACCAAGAATGTGATATTGAAAATTGCAAGAAAAAGCAAGGTGGATTAGTTAAACGGCGTATAAAGGAATGGAAGTTGTTTAATTTAAATGAGAAAATAAAATGATATACACAACGGGCGAGGAATTACAAAAGCATAGAATCCCTAATGACATATTTGAACATTTGACAACCAATGTCCCGGACTACAACCCTAATAGAGAAATATTAAAATGACAACCGAAGAAAAATCACTTAAAATATTAGATGTAAATACTTTAACGATTTCAATGCCAGATGGGAATCATGTACATCTCGGTTCTATGGAATGCGAAGATGCCAGAGGTTTTATATACTTAATAGATGATTTATATAATTATTTTTGTGAGGATAAATAAAATGATATTTTTCGATAATATAATACTCGAATTCTTAGCTATTGGGGGATGTCTGATATTAGTGATTTTATGCTTTGGAGAATAGAAGAAACATCCGTTAAGGTGGCCAAGGATTTGATTGAGCCTTTAACTAATGGATTGGAAAAACTAAAGGCAAAACCAGAATTTTACAAAAATTTTGATGCTAAGAACGGATGGGGAACTTATGATGACTTTGTCCCGTGGGTAGAAAAGCTCTTAATTGCCTGCCTGGAAAATCCAGAAGCAACTATTTCAACAAATAGATGAATAAACCGTTTTTTATTTTAGGTTATATATGAGAATTCTAATAGCTTGTGAAGAAAGCCAAATAGTAACAAAGGAATTTAGAAAGTTAGGGCATGAAGCATATAGTTGTGATTTAATTGAAACTTCAGGCGAACATCCAGATTGGCATATTAAAGGGGATGTTTTGACAATATTAAATGATGGTTGGGACATGATGGTTGGATTCCCCCCTTGCACATATTTGAGTTATGCAGGCACGAGGCATTGGGATAATCCCGGGAGGTTAAGAAAACGATTAGATGCTTTGGAATTCTTTGCCAAATTATGGCTCGCACCTATAAATAAAATATGTTTAGAAAACCCAAGGGGGTGTGCCTCCCCAACAATTGCGAAATACACACAACTCATAAATCCGTATTATTTCGGGGATAATTATAGCAAACCAACTTGTTTATATTTAAAAAAATTACCGCAATTAATACACCATAATCAAGATGGTTTATTTGACAAAGCAACATGGGTGAGCAAAGGGGAGTTTGTAGAATATAAAAGAAAAGACGGTACGATAAAAAAAGAATCGAAATGGTTTAGGGAACTGTCCGGCAATGCTAAGGAACTGAGCAAAACATTCCCTGGAATAGCGAAAGTAATGGCTGAGCAATGGGGTGGGAACCTATGAAAGATACTTACTGGTTCAAACACGACTCAAACGCTCGTAATGATTTAAAATTAGTCAAGTTAAGACGGTTATCAGGATTGGAAGGAATAGGATTGTTTTGGTGTGTGATTGAAATGCTTAGAGAATCTGAAAATTATAAATTGCCGTATAAAGAAAAAGAAGATATATGTTTTGATTTAAGAAGCAGTGAAAAGGCTTTCGATGATATGTTTGAAGCTGGATTATTACACAAAAAAGACGATATGTTTTTTTCAAATGCATTAAATAATCGAATGGAAAAACTTGATATTCAACGTGAAAAATCAAGGGAAGGCGGTATTAAATCTGGTATTTCAAGAAGAGAAAAACCTAAGTTAGGTTCAACCAAAAGCGAAGGCCCTTCAAAGGGTGCTCCAACCACCCTTGAACCATTAGATAAGATAAGAGTAGATAAGATAAGAGTAGATAAGATAAGAGTAGATAAGATAAGAGTAGATAAGATAAGAGTAGATAAGAATATAATACTGTTAAACAAATTACAGCAATATGTTTTAGATACTTTTCCTGCTGTAAAAACCGTAAAAACACAGTTAACAAATGAACAATGTGAAAAGTTATTAAAAGATTACGGATGGGAGATAGTAATAGAGAAATTAGAGGTTATGGAAAATAGAGATGCCAAACTCAATAATGGCAGGAAATATAAATCAGTTTATTTAACAATAAAAGGGTGGTGCAAAGATGGAACAGATAAAAGATATAATCAAACAGGGCAAAATTTTCAAAATAGAAAAGCCGGTAGGAAAAATTCAGCTGAACAGTTCATCGAAAACGCTAAGGAAAATACAATCCTTAGATAAACCAATTGTGGCATCAAGGCTTTGGCCCGGAGAAATAGACAAACAAGAATTAAGAGAAATGGTTCTAATGCTGGCAAGAAAATTTGATAAACCAGATTATAGTGAGGAAGGGTCTCTTAAATTCCAAAAAGCACGGAATATTTGGGAAAATGCAATTAAAGAGAATATGAGTAAGTTAGAATTCCGTAAATATATTGAATTATTTGATAAGGGGAAATTTTACGATAGTGGTTATAATATATGGCAAGAATCGGATTTTTTCGGAACAAATATGAAAGTATTATATACACGGGTCCAGGTAGAAGACTTGCAAGAACAGACGGGAGATATAAACATGTTCGGCAAAATGGTAATGTATGTGTTCGATTATAATGGAAAAGAATTAATTATGTATAGCTTCCATCATGATTTACCGTATGATAAATATTTACCAAAACAGATCGAAGGTGAATCTATGATTAAGGATTTTACAGAGGATGAACTTGATTTAAGTAAAGCAATCATAAACCTACAACTTGAAAACATAGAATTAAAAGATGAAATTGATAAATTGAATGTAATTATTGCAAAAATGAAATAATATGAAAGACTTTATATTAAATAGGGTAATATTTTATTCGGGTTTGAATTATGATTCATTAAAATCAAAATGTTGTTTAAAAATCTATTGCCGGGCAAGGCAAGTATTAATATATCTACTTTATGAATATACAATAATGTCATTAAAACAAATAGGCAAGCTATTAAACAGAGATCATTCAACAATACATCACAATAAAAAAGTAATAATAAATATGAAAACCATACTTAGTTATGCAAATGACCCTCAAATGGTAATGCTAAGAACGATAGAAAAAGAAACGATACAATACCGTCAAAATCAAGAAATTAAACAAGACTGGGAAACTGATTCTTCATTAGGTATCAATATTAATTATTAATTAGGAAAGAAATGAGTGAAAAACTAAACACCATAAATATACAAGGCAAGCCCTATGTAATGGTTCACGACCGGGTAATCAAGTTCCATAAATTGTATGAAAATGGCTGTATTCAAACTATTTTAGTAAGTTCTTATGAATCAGACATTGTAGTTATCAAAGCCAAAGCAATACCGGATATTGACAAATCAGAGCGTTATTTCACAGGTTATGCCCAAGAAATAAAAGGTGAAGGCTATATTAATAAAACTTCGGCACTTGAAAATGCAGAGACTTCGGCAATTGGCAGGGCTTTGGGATTGTTGGGGATAGGCATAGTACATGGGCTCCCCTCTGCCGATGAAATAAATAAAGCCCACAATTATAAATCTCCGGTTCAAGAACCAAACGAAAGTGAGTACAGACAAACCCCAAAATCAAGCAACCGGTCCAGTGATTACAAACAAAAACCGCGACAGCTATCTTCAAAGCAAAAAGATATGATTATTAAAGCGGCAGCAGATAATATGGTTGAAAATGATACTATGGCCAAATACATCCAAATAGTATGGGAAGCAGAGGATTTGAATAAGTTGGAAGCAACTTATGAAGATGTAAATGATATGATACAAACAATCAAAAACGGCAAAATACAAGCTGAAATAGACGCTAAAATAGATATGGACACAGGGGAAATAAAATGACAGCAGAAGAAATATTAGAAGACTATAAAACAGCGTATCCAGATAGTTATAATAACGATTACAATATTATACAGGCTATCAAAGAAGGCTTGGAAGGTAGTAAAAAAGCAAATGACAACCAAAAATATAACGACTTACTTGATAGTTACAATCGTTTAGATCGTTGGTGGCGGAAATTAAAAATGGAAAACCACAGTTTGAAAATGGAATATGATCCTGAGTATGCTAAACAACATAGATTCTTAGCAGAATCAAATGCAAAATTCTTTCATCGACATCCACATCGCAAAGTCTATTATGAATTATAAGTTAAAACCAGATATAATTAAATTATGGGATCAGGCAAACACGCAAAAACCGGGAAGTTCTGGCTGGAATGCAATAATGAATGAAATTGATTATAAGCTCAAGAAATTAACTAAAATGGAAGGTATTTTCAAAGTAAATGAATTTTTACAATATGAAGTCTATCAATTAAAAAATGAATCAGGTTTAACAGAATGACACAAGACGTTTCTAATAACTTTGGAGAATGATTATGAAAAAGTTAATATTTGTAATATTGATTGCATTAACTATAACAGGCTGTGCAAGGAGTTGTGATGATTTCGAAAGGACAACACAAGGGAATGCAGACTACCAGGTAATTCAATATAGTGGTGGCGTAGTAGTTGGGCAATGGTCTTTTAATGGCATTGTTAACAGTAGCTTAAGCTCGGACGGATATTATTTTATTATTAATGATCGAATGATAGAAGTGTCTGGAACAATTAAGATAATAAGAATAGATTAAGGCTGGTTTTTCTGATAAACTTTCTAGTCTGAAAGGCTACTGTTGGCACTTAGGAAGTGATCGTCCTAACTCAGGTTCAAATCCTGTCAGTAGCCCAAAAATAAATGTTTGTTCTTTAATTATAGGAGTTAATATGGATGTCTTTGAAAAAGCAGAATTGTATGATAAAATTGATGAAGATGATGAAATGACCGATAAGGAAAAGCGGGATGCTTATCGTTCAGAAATAGCCTGGGAAGAACAGCAAGAAGAAGAATGGGAAAACGATTATCAATAGTTCTTTAACATAGGGACGGTGGCGGAATAGGTAGGCGCGTGACAAGTTATGTGGTGGAAAGTCAATTAATCCGATTCAGTGTGCCAATAGAAATAGAGAAGAGGCAGGATCAAACACTGATGCAACATTCACATAATATGCAAGGTGACTTAATAATAAGGTTGGATTAACGGTATACACTGCTTCTGGCCGGCTTATCAAATCCTTGCCCGTCCCTTTAAATTTTAGTTCTTTTTAAAATCATGCAATGGTTATGACAACAACCAAGGTAAGCGTTAAGAACCGGTAGCGTGAATTCGCTCCCGGGGGGGGATCTCTGATTTGTCTATATGAGATCGAAGGCACGGGGTGGGGAATCCCGTTTGCGTGATTTTAATTTATAGGGGCGGTGGTTAATTATGGAAAATTTATTGGGGCAGAAATTATTTACACTCAATGGTGAGAATTTAATAATTAGGTTTAACAGAGAATTGTTAGAAGTATTTACCAACATGAGATCGCATCCAAATACATTTAGCAGGTGTTGGTTTTCAACATATCCTTATAGAAGATTGGGTGAGAATTTAATTTACGCCAAAAATCATTTTAATATAAAGTTTGCAGCCGGATCATCAACTTTGTGGATAAGAGCAAATGTTAAATATGATGCTAAAATTGGCGGTTGGTGGTATGATGTAAGTGAATGGTATAGTTTGCATGATGGGAGAGAGTACAATAAGAATATGACGATTAATGATTTGCTGACAATATTTAAACGACATAAAATAGACACAAAAATAGATTTTAACAGAGGGACGGTGGAAACACTGACAGAGCTTAAGGGCAACCACTATACACGAAATGGCTATAACATGCCTCCGTAGCTGAGGAAAGGCAATCGAATAGCGATCGAGGGAGTGTATAACTGGAGTCAGGCAAGCCCCGTTCCTTTTAACACGCTCTTAGCTCAGATGGTTAGCAGCACTTGCCTTTTAAGCAAGGGGTCGTTGGTTCAAATCCAGCAGGGCGTACAATTTAGTTCTTAAATATCCCAAGCGGTGGCTGAACGATGAAGGCAATACTGCAAAAGGTTGGTTGAAAACCTTATAAAACTAAGCATACTGGGTAACTTATTTATAGGTGAGGAAGCTGAGTAAATCTTTTCCGGTTTAGATTAACAACAAACCGTTGCAGGTAGGTATGATTGAAAGACGTTTTAATTATAAATCCTGTTCGCTTGGGGTGTTATTTAGTTCTTAAAGTATTTATTAAAACATGGTGAAATTATGAATGAAGACATTGAGAGGCTTATAAGTCCATTTAATTTAAAAGAATTACAGTATATACTTTGGAAAGTTGAATTAGTTACAATAAAAGAAGACTTTTGGAACATAATGAATAATCATTTTCCGGGGGAATATGATAAACATGATAAAAAAGCATTTTTCGATAAATATGCCGGTAGAGACACGCATGTTCAAGAATGGTGTGGTGATTGGTGGATTTGCGAAGATGACAGTCACCCTATCACAAAAGAATGCTTTATGGTAATAAATAGATATAGCCCGAATTTAATTAACAAGAAGAGTTGAAATGAAGCAAATAACACATACAAGCGTGAATCTTAAAGGCCTGTTACGAAATATGAAAGGACGTAAGATTGATTTTATGACCGATGATGATGGGAAATTCCTGTCAGATAAAGAAGTTCGTAATGAGATTGATAAGTTACTGGCAAAAGGTCATAAATTAATGTGTAACAGTACAGAATGTAATGGTTTTGATCCTTATAGCGGTGGTTGTCCGGGACATATAATAGATTAATTAACAATAGGAGTTTTAATGAATATACTTAATAAGATAGAATCATTTGAGTATGATAAAAATAGACATCAACAATTCGGTGTTAAATCTGCTATAATTTGGGGCAATTCAAAAGATACAAACGGATGTTTCCCTATATTATATATATCAAAACCAAAACATATTTCACAAGAAGATTACGAATTATTATTAGATAGTATTGATATTCAATTTATTATAAAGGGGCGAAAAGATGGAAAAGACAATCAATGAATTAAAGAGTGACAAGGAACAATTAGAAATAGCAACACAATCAATTGTTGCTGAATTTGAATCTAAATATCCAGATATTGCAGTTGAACTACTTTCTGTATGGCATCCAACGAATGATTCTGGAGAAGGAGAATGTTATGTGAAGGCTAAACTTAAAGTTTTTGAAAGTGAATGAAATGCAAAGACTTATTAAAGAATGTATTAAACAATATAAATATGAGAAGGAGCAACAGGATTGCGGGATAGAAGAGAATATTTATATGAAAGAATCAAATTGTCTTTGTGGTTATCTATCATGGGTTCAAAAAAAATATAAAAGATTAAAACAAGAACACTTCGATTTAATATCTAAATATCCCGGTTTTGATTTATGTCAGAGGCATGGTGGCAGCATGTATTTTGATTATAAAGATTGGGTAAAGCCGGATTTATCATTTACAGGACATAAACCCACATTAAATTAATGGGATTTAAAATCGCATCAATAATAGATAAAGGGACATGAAACACGAATCATTAATTCAAACACAATGTATAAATTTCTTGGTAAACAAGGGCTGGCATGTAATAAGAATAAATTCAGGCAGTCACACAAGGAAAACAGGTGATAAAAAGCGTTATATAGCATATTACAGGCAATTCTCCTGTCATTTGGATATAATGGGTGCGAATGCAAAGAAAACGTATTCATCGGCAGGTATGACTGATTTATTGGCATTCAAAAATAATAGGGTATTACAAATTGAAACTAAGAAACCGCATGGTATGCAAAGAATGACACAAATGACCTTCGAAACAATAACAAATAAGCATGGGAACGATTATTATATTATTCGGGATATATCGGAATTAAGGAAATTATTGAGGGAATTAAAAAATGATTAAAGAAATAACAATATACACAGTTATTTGTGATAATTGTGGTGTGGACAGTAATGCCAATGGTGAATACATAGGCTGGAATGATTTAGAATATGCAGAATCTCTGGCCTCAGAAGACGATTGGATTAAAGACATCGACAAACATTATTGCAATGATTGTTATAATTATGATGATGAGGATAATCTAATTATAAATAAAGGATGAGCAAAATGATTAATATACCTAAACGTGCCGGATTGTATTAGTATTATCATTTGAGGACTGAGTATGGGATTAGAATTAGAGAGGGAACTTTTTCCTGAGTTTGGTACTGTTCAACCGATAGAAAAAGAAGAAAAAGAGATTAGCGAAATCGAAATAGTTGAAATCGAAGTTTGGGAATGTAAGGATATAAAAGAATTTTTAGAACGGTTAGAATCGATGAGAAATGAATAAAACAAAAATAAACTGGCCAGATTTGGATTACACCTGGAATTCCGTTGTGGGCTGTCGAAGGAATTGTTATTATTGTTATGCAAGGGAACTTAATAATCGCTTTAAATTTATTAAAAAGTGGAATAAGCCTCAGTTTTTTGAAGAACGTTTAGAGCAGCCGGGAAAAGTGAAAAAACCAAGTGTGATTTTTGTGGGTTCAATGTGTGATTTATTCGGGGAATGGGTACCTGATGAGTGGATTGATAAAATAATTGAAGTTTGTAAAATAGAGACACAACATACATATATGTTTTTAACTAAAAATCCAATTAGGTATTTTGATTTTCGATTTCCTGAGAACTGTCAACTTGGGGCGACTGTGACAAATCCAAGAACAAGAGAAAATGTTATGATATTTGAGGATATACTATATGTTGCTTTTCATTATAAAAATAAAATATTTCTAAGCATAGAACCACTTTTAGGTTCTTTTAAAGATTTCGATTTATCCAAATTTAATCAAATTATTGTCGGTGCCATGACAGGTAAGAATGCAGTTGTCCCGGAACAGGAATGGATAAAATCAATTCAACATACTAATATACATTTTAAAACAAACATACATAAATACTTAGGTACAAAATGAGACCATATAAAGCAAAGAAAAAAGGCACTGATATTTGGCTCTATGGGTGGTATACTTATGACGATCGTACGGATACTCATTTCCTTTATGTTTATGACAAAGATAACAATGTATCACATAAATATATCATTGACCCTTCTACCGTTTGCCAACAAATAGGTTTACCAGATAACGAAGGCAATGAGATATATGATAAACAAATAATGGAAAGTATACAGTATACGTTTGCTGTAATATGGAATAATGAGGAATCTATATATGAATTGCACCGCAATAATGGCACGGCATTAGCTGATGCAAGGGATATGGAACTCAATAGATGTGAAAGTATCGGCAACACCATCGATAATCCAGATTTCTTTGGGAGTAAAGAGTGAAACCATATTTATATCTAACTGAAATATCGTATAATTGTCCAAAGTGTGGAACTGTCAATCAAATAGAGTGTTATGATAATCTTGATTTGCACATAAAAACAAATTACACCAATTCCATACATGAAACATGCAATAATTGCCATGCTAAAATAGATGTATATTTTGTATTGGAACAAAAAGAGATGATAATAAAAGAAAAACTCAAGAAAGGTTGAATTAATATTTAGGAGCTAAAAATGACTAACACAGATAAAGTTTACAGATCGCTTAATCTATCTATGCGGGAATGGACAACTGACATCTTTCACGGCATGTCACAATATGATGAACATACTGATCTAAGCAGATCACAATGGAGTGAGGCAATTCAATCAAATATCAGGAATGGGGATATAGCAGGATATGATTTAGGTCAGAAAATTGGTAGAGCCTTGAAACTTGATAAAGGAATGTATTTTTTAATTCGCAAAGAGCGGTATGTCGATATTAAAGAAGAGGATTTGAGTAATGTTGATGAAAATGATTCTATAATATGTAGCTCACCGGAATTGCCTATATATCTTAAAATCATCGGGTTTCCCGAATATGGTTTTGAATCATTTAATGATATTAAGATTTTCCTCAAAATAATTCCTGAATCCGAATATCAAAATCAGATAGCAGCTAAAAAGCTGAATGAAGAATTCCCCCCTGAGAAACCAAAGATAATTTACGGCAAAAATAAGCAAACTACAGATGATTTCCCTGAAACGGATTGTGAACTTATAGTTCCGTTTAAACCAACAAAATCATTCAAGACGAAAATAAAGGTATTGGATATTAAGGAAAACACAGAGCTTAAAGCAGGGGATTATGTGAGGATTAAACAGAATATAGAAGAATTATGTCAAACCAGTGGTGTTTATTATAACCCATTGATGAAACGAATTAAAATTGGCATCCATAAGGTCAATGACATAGAAGTTGGCAAGTTTTATAGTGAAACTGCTATAAATATAAGCAACAAACAATGGGACGTGCCTATATCGGCTATCAAAAAGATAATCAAACTACCAGAACAATTCAAGATAGATGCAGGAGAACAAGGAAAAGATGTGCTAAACGAGTTAATTCAATTAGGATATGAGCTTGTGGGTTATCCTTATAAAAAGTTCGAACATATCTTCGTTGACAAAAAAACATATCAGACAAAACCGGGTGGGGATAAATTATTCTTTAGCAAACAGGAATACCCTGAACTAAACCTCGCTGAATTCTATACAGAAGTAGGCTTAGAAATGCCAGCAATAACCAAAGAAGGTAAATTGGCAGGTGAACCTAAATATACAGATGAAGAACGAGAAGAAATGGAAATGTTATATTGTGAAAGCAAGAAAATGAAGTTAAATATTTCAGACGCAAAAGAATTGTTAAATAAATATCATAATTTCAAAACTTACGTACATGGTGTTGATGATATATACTCATCGGACGACGAATTTACAGCCACAGATGTAGAAAAAGAGATAGAATGCCATCCAACAGCTGTACCAGGCAAGGTAACATTAAAGGTGGCACGGTATATTGATGAATTAACAGATGACGAAATGCAAGAAGCGATATACGGCAAAAGCGGGACTAAGATGGCTGACAAACATCCTCGCCTTGTCGAGAAAATGCAGGCAGATGGATATTTACATGAAGACTTAAAAAAATGTGCAACCGAGACTGCTAAGAGGGTATTGGAATCACGTATCGAGCGTTTACCAGATAGATTAGACTATCTAACATCGGCTATAAGAAACAAACTTGATAGAAGGGAGGTAATCAAATTTAGTTGGATAGATGATAGGAATTTAATAATCGAAGAATTAAATCAATTAACAGGAGAAAAGTAATGAAAACAGAACAAATAATTGATAAAGCAGATACGAAGTATCAATATGAATCAAAATGCTGTGGTGTAAAAGTATATTCGACTGATATACCTTTTTGTCCCAAATGCCATGAATGGTGTAAATTAATTAAAATTGAGAAGTAAGCAATGAGTAAATTCATAGAAGAAATCGTAACCTCAATTAAAAGTGAACCATTGTCATGGGAAGATAATGATGGTGGAGAGTTGGTCAACAGATCAAAAGGTGTTTTGTTATTGCAATATGGGAATGGTGTGCTATTGTCTTGTATTAATGTATTAATTAATGGTAAAGAAACACCCACAACATATTTTGATGGGATGAAACTTGAACATGCTATAAAGAAATGGTATAAAGGCATAGGATTGGAGCATTTACGGGGGAAGACAAGATGAAGAAACTTTCTTGCGGTTTTGTGATCAAAATTGTGAAGTTCAATACGATCACAAATATAGATTGCCAGATAATTATGAAAGATGCCCACATCAAATAATGAAAGATGAAACAACAAGTATTTAAATAAATGTTTTATATATAAAATCACCGAGCGAATATTAACGAATAATTTGATATTAAACTCAACAACTAAAGGATTAATTATGGAATTAAAAATCAAACTACCTGACCATTATAAATTAATTGATATTGGAGATTGGGTAACTATAAGAGGCAAAGGTATTAAGCAAACTCAAATAATGGATATAACACCTTTGTATGCTATTTTAAATGACAACAAAGAACTCGAATTATATTATCATAGTGAGTTAGCGCTTAGAAGAAAAGAATCTGCATACGAACGATCAAAAAGATTAAGCCCATAATTTGATATTAAACTATTTATTTATAAATTACATATAAAGATGAAGACTATTTTACATATCGTTGGTGCGGGTGGCTTCGCAAAAGAAGTAATCCAAATGATAGAAAGCCAGAACCATTTAGATATGGTTTATTATTCAAGAAACGAGGAAATTAAAATATCCGGTTTATATATAGACCAAGAATGCCTCACAGACAAGGCTCAATACATGGGCATCCCAATATGGGACATAGCCTCTTTGCCTAAATTTAACGAATCATCAAGAACGATAATAGCGATTGGCAATTCTAAGGCAAGGAAGCGGATAGTTGAGGAAGTATTGCCAAGAGACATGAATTATTATTGTATCATATCTTCTGATATTAACATTAAGGATTTTGGGACCAACTTAAATTCACCTGGGACAATCATAGCGAGAGGAAATTTATTTACAACAGAGATAGAAATAGGCAAGCATTCGATTATTAATCCCGGTTGCACTATCGGGCACGATGTAAAGATAGGCAATTATTGCACTATATCACCTGGTTGTAATATATCAGGGAATGTAAAGATAGGCGAATGTGTAGAAATCGGAACGAATACCTGCATCCGGGAAAATATTTCGATTTGTGATGATGTAATAATTGGGATGGGTTCAGTAGTTGTTAAAGATATATATAGATCAGGTATATATTACGGGAATCCAGCCAAAGAGAAAGATTATAACTAACTATATTCTATTAAACAGAGGAGGCTATCATGCCAGTAATGCAAAGAGACATAGACAACTTACAGCGTCAGATTACAGTTTTACAAGATCAAATGGAAGTTCGGCCGACAAATGGCGGCGACGACTGTTCTGAAATCAAGTTGCCTCAAACACAATCCGAAAGTTTGGAGGTATTGGGAGATATTACCTTAACTGGGGTAGTAAATGGAGTTGATGTGACTGATTTACAGCGTCAGATCACAGCGGTTGAAACTAAAATGGATAAATGCAAAGCAGAGGGGAACTATGATTTAATTGAGGTAAAAGCGGAATTACGCAAGAATTTTGAGAAGATAGCTGGGTTCACAACGGCTACAATACAAAGGATGAAGAATATTGAGGCGGATATTGTCTTTTTAAAGACAATGAAACATACAGATAGTCAGGAAAAAACAAGAAAGACGAAAGAAGCTATTAAAGCGGACAAGTTACAAAGGGAGAATAGAATGGGACAACTGTCAAAGAAATCAGCACCCATTTCGGTAGGCAGTCTAAAAAAGGCTAAGAAGAAATAATGCCAACGTTGACAGAAGATATTCGTAGAGGTGTATCATTCCAACATATGAATACAAATGTCCTTTATGCAACACAACATTAATAAAGGACGAGCCGATAAACCGGGTAAGGTTGACACGCTGTCCGAAATGTCCTGGCAGGTTAAAAATTGTCATTCAGCGTACTTTCATTGATTTGAGGGGGGAAGGCTGGACTGAGAAGAGTTATAGCAAGGCTAAATAGCAATTTGCAACGAGCGTATTAAATAATGTGTCTTTTGATAGTCTCTCACAGCAACCAATTGGGCACAAAAAAGGCAGGGTTTAGTCGCCCTGCCTTGATTTTGATTATATATAATTGTAGAACTCACACCTCCTCTAAACTATTAATATTATCATAATGCTCGGCGAATGAATGAATTGCACTTTCGAATGATTCCTCAGAAAAAATAAAACCAAGAATGAAACTTGCTAAATCTTTCATTTTTTGATCGTCAACTGATTCATCGTCTCGTTATTGTCCTGTCGTGTACCAACAGGTATTTCTTTTGGAATACTCATAATAAACACCTTAAATATTAGACTGAAAAAATATTTCAAGTTCATCAATAAATTCATCGTTACTTACAACCGGCATATTAACACTTTCGAATTCATCGGTAAGCACAACAGCGAAATTATACATTCCTTCTTCACCTTGATTTTTTAGGATAAAGTATAATTTATTAGGCGAATCATGTTCTTTTAACATCTCAAGCGTAATAGCTCTTGCTATCGCATAGTGTGTGCGTTGCCAGGAATCAAAACCATTTGCAAATTCTTTCATTTCGTCTCCGGATCTTGACAATGACTTAATTTACCATCTGAATTAATTGAATATTCCAGACCGTAGCCGAATAATTTCTGGCAAACGAGTTTACCGTCTAACCAGTCTTTATCATCACCATCTGTACTAATTACAACATCTTCGCCAAAGAAATGCTTGAAAGCAATTAGGCAAGCCGTAACAGTGAGATCGTAAGGCTTGTAAGCAGTTTTGCAAAAAGCAAAAAGGAGTTCTTGATTTCTTACTTTAGCGAATTCTCTTGAAAGATCATCTGGCGGAACAATCTTTTCAATATACATTGTTTCGTGGTCTCCTTCCCCCAAACCGGTACCATTATTGATTGGTGCGGTACGTTTAGCGAGTGTTTTACCGGCGAACCAGTCACCATCAACTTTAGATGTGCAAGGGTCAGCCAGAACATCAACTAACCCTGCATATTCAGAAGGCCAAGCGATACCAAGCGGTTCATTTGTAGTCCATTCTCCAACGGGCTGTACATCAGAGCCGTTAAAAAACACAGTGTTCTTATCAGAATCATTGTCAATTTTAATACCTAACCGCTCTGATTCAGCGATAATCTTTTCAGTAGCGTCTGCAAATTCAGCAAACTTAGCGTCGTCTAATTCTGGTTTACGGTACCAGTAATGAGTGTAACCCATAATATCTCCTATTGAGTGTGAGTAAAAGTTAGTTCTTTAATTCGTCGGGGTATTCACCGATAAGCCAATAAGAATTATCATCATCATCGGCAATAAACTCCCACCAGCAGCCGTAATAATCAATATTATAGTTACCTGTTAGTGTGCCGGTTTTAGGTATATTATCAATTCTCATACCTTGTTCGGCATCAACGAATCCCTTATTTTGCTGTTCCATTTTACACCTCTTTTAAAAAGTGAGTTAAAAATCAATTATATCTATACTTAATAAAACTTCTTATATCTGCTATAAGTTCCTTAACGTCACTGGTAAATTGTTCCTTAGAATCCTTCAATATAACGTCAGGTTTAGACTTATACTCAATGATAAATCCCAAAGACTTTTCAATTTGTTCCAGCGTCTTTATAATATCTATCCTCAAAGGAACAGAATCTTTGTTTTTCAAAGTTGCTTCGAGCGTGTTGAGTGAAGCGTGTATTTTAGTTAGGTTGTTCATATTATATTTTAATAGTGAGAAGTCTGTATTGAGGAAATTATTTATAAATTCCAACTCATATAATCAAGTTCAATCAATGCTTTTTTAACATCAAAAGAAGATTGGATACCATTAGCTTTCATAATGCCATAATATTCATACATTCCCAGCCCATCAATGCCAAAGTTATCCAAAATCCAATTAACTTTCCAAGCGAGTATATCGTCACTTTCTAACCAGTCTTTCAACCTATTTGTTGTTATGCGATATTTCATAAACATTTCCTTGCTTGATAAATAAAACCATTAATCCCTTGTGCTTCGACTTCACCAAATTCTGATTTGAATTCTACAAAATACGGTATGCGATCTTGTTTATCTCCCGTATTTTCTACAATATCAACAATTACAACCCGGCCGTGACAATCATGTTCATAATGAGTATTAATTCTTATGTGATGCACCATAGAATAGACAATATTATTCATATCAAACTCTTGTTAATATATTCAACAAACTCAATTTCAGGAATGCAGCCAGGATTTGAATTTGAGCAACGCCGTCCGTTCTGCATTCTTTTAGTTATTTATGTATAAGTTCCAGTTTGTCTTATTGTTAATTCCGCATCTCCGTCTGTTTTATGATAGTATAATTTTATACTCCCTTCTAATGTGCCGTTTTTCATTTCAAACTCCTTTTGTGCAAAGTGACTGATCTAAAACAGAGGTTGTAGTTTCTGATATGAATTTATCTACTTCACAGCTACCATCAGAATAAACCGCTGAGAAATATAACGTAGCTTCCGTTATTTCATCGCAACCATACCCACCATCATTAACACAACGGTTAAGTATTTCTTCAGTTATTAATTGTTCCAAGTCAAGCGTTGACGGTGTAATCATAACACCGATAACAGAGCCATCATATAATTTAATTGTGGCTTGGCCCTCAACTTTTATCTTGGTTAATTCCAATGTTATTGATTTAGCCACCTCATTCAATCCGAGTTCTTTTCTCAAGTCTTTCATAATAGTTTCCTTATAAGTGAGTGTATAAAAATAATCAGTCTTCAACTCCAGTCAATCTATGTGCATTAGCCACAATAGTTATAGCAGTACACACAATCCCTATGAAGCTAAAAAACAGCATGTTCATATTGACATTTACCGAATAGTAAATGAATACGAGCGTAAGAATCGTTAAGATCAGTAGTAATTTTGGCAAGTTCATAATAGCACCTTTATTTAAAATTTATTGATTCCAATATTAATTTAAAATCACCTTGAGCTACACTATATTTTAAGTAATGTTTCAACAACCCATTCAAAAACATAGGCTTGCAAAGCCACATGTGCAACAAGTTGAGCTGTTTGTGTGTGAATTGTACATACAAACATAAATTAGAATTAACTTGATATATTTTGGCTACAATATTATCAGCTTCGATTGTGATTTTAGATTTATAGCCAAAAGCAGTTGCATTATCCCATTCGTTATAATCGTACAAACGATAAGCAGAGATTTTATGCGTAGTTTCCATAGTTTTAATTCCTTATATTAATTTTGTTAGCTTAATTCATGTGGGTATTCATCAATATTCCAAACATATAATGTATTCTTTGCTACTTTAAATTCAGCAGTAGCTTCATTGTTATATTCTCCCAATATCAGCATCATTTGTTGATAGTGTTTCTCAACTTTATTAAACATAAATGCTTCGAAGTCATTATAATGTAACAATTCTTTAATACCCATTATTGATGTTTTCATTGTTTTGTTCCTTTTGATAAGTGATTGAATACAATTAGTGTGTTAGTTTAGTATCAATATCACCTTAAAAGTGCAGTAGCGTCCATTTATAGCTGTCGAATATTAGCCAACCTCTTGATTTTATAACATTTCGGTTAATTCCTTGCCGAGTTTCTTGATTTGCTTTTTGCTTAGGCTTTCACCCTGGTTAGAGCTTATAACCTCACATTCATTTAATATTTCTTCTCCAATGATATAAGCTAACATATTAGCAACCTTTTCAGAATCCCCAAAATCAATAAGACACTCGCCGTATAAATCTTTATCATATTCTTGAATTGTCTTAATAGCCCAAAACACATTGGTTTTGTTAAGGAATTGTTCAGCTTTATAATAACCATTGATAAAATAATCTTCATTGTATAAATGATGATGGAGCTTATCGACTTCAATGTTTTCCAAATCCTCTACTTTGGAAATACCATGTTGTATAATTTCGTTTAAGGCTTCCTGCTCTAACATAGTGCCGTTTTGTAAAACTTTTAAATAACTCATTTTAAACCTCATTAAATTATTGAATTTATTTCCCTACTCGCATTGCCTGGTAGTTATATCCAGCCTTCTTTGAGTGACGGGCTACAATATTATTATCTTTGTAATAACTTCCAAACATAGTTTCGTCAGTAACAATAAGACCTTTGTTTTTCAAGGTCTCGAATGCACAGTCTTTATAATGGCCTTCATAACCATACTGGAACGGCAATCGAAACATAAGTTCATTCTTTAGCCCAAGATTAACAGTAACAATTGCATCAAAATATGAATTGCCATTTGAAGCGTCGAAGCACTCCCTCGCTAATACGTCAATTGTTTTGATTTTCATTGCATTTTTCCTTATTTTAAAAGATGCATTACATAACCACACAAGATGCCGAGAAAGACTAACCCGGTTAGTTTTCCAATCGTAGAGGTTATAAGGCTAATTGTATTGAAAAGATAGTTACTTAGTTTTACATACATTATGGTGAGTTCCCTTATGTTATTGTAATTGAGTGACTTAACTATAATCAATATACAACATTATGCTCATCATTCCTAATGTTGTTTTAATATAGTGTATATATATTTACTACCCACTAAGCTATGGTTGACTTATGAGGTTCTAATTGTGGATGGTGGGGAATGGTGGTTAGGGGTGATGTATAGGGGTTGTGACAAATTTTAGATAGTAATTTTAGTTTTTTTAGTGCTTAAATATAGTTTCTATCCTACTCCTGTTTATCAATTATAATCAGGAGCTTATATCCCTAAACGTAGACTGGATGGGGGATTTAAATAATCAAATACCCACCCCTGTTCACATTTGATCGCCCCAAGGGTGAGTGGTATCAGCCCGCCCCAAACTCAGGAAAACGAAAAAACAAACTAAACGCTCAAAAGGTAATAGTGTCTTAGCACACCGTATTAAAGCGTAGCACCACCAAAGCGGTTAATATGGTGTTAGGATAGTTTAAGGGGATTAAAGTGTCTTAGGGACGAGTTATGTACTCCTGATTAGTACATAAAAATTAGGAAGTTAAGGGAGGTGGAGTTAGATTGTGGTTATGAAAGTAATAAAAATAGAGCAAAAGCAACGGTTTAGTGTTTCATCACATTTATCAGTGTTTGATAAGGTATGTGGTTCAATACTGTAGACGAGTGCTTAAAAAGGCTCGATTTTATTTAGCAACTATCAAAGGCGAAATGAATAATGCTTTAAACATATTGTCGCTTGGTGCGGGGCTTCAATCATCAGCTATGGTTTGTATGATGAATGAATGTGAAGGTTTATGTGGGGTGTAAATTAACTAAAACCGGCGATACTTGAAGAATTTCCCGCTAAAACACTTAAAACGAAAATATTAAAAATAACAGGGCATCCTTATCTGAATACTTCTATCAATTATAAAGGATTAGTAATATCAGGGAGATTGGTAGTAGAGCGGGTGGCTCCACAAAGTGCTGGAATTAAGGGTTATATAATTAGGAGACTACATGGAAGTAATAGCTATAAAAGAAAAGATAAAGTCTGAGGTGCATAAACGGATACTAGGGAGTTGTCATGTTCCTATATTAAGCCTTAAGATGGCAGGAGAGGTGCGGAGGGAATTGCGAGGATTAGACCCTGCTATTATGATTGCAATTAAAAGAAAACTACGTAGTTAAGTACAGCTAAAATCGCTGATACTTGAAGAATTTCCCGCTAAAACACAAAAATATGAAAAGAATCGAATTACGAAAAAAGTAAAAGATTATCTAAGTCCCGCCAGAAACTATGAAATTAAAATGAACATATCAGAAATAGAAAACACAGTTATATTTGGTGACGCTTTGGAACAGGTCAGGAAACTGACGGACAAGTCTGTCAATTGTGTTATTACCTCCCCGCCTTACTGGCAATTGCGGTGCTACGGATTTGACGGTCAGTGGGGATGGGAACCGACGTTTCAGGAATATCTCGAAAATCTCTGGAGTTTAATGGATGAGATATATCGAGTGCTTACGGATGACGGAACTGTTTTTATCAACTTGGGTGATTCTTACGCAAGTAAAGGCTCTGGCCGTGAGCCAGGTTCAGGCAAGTTTCAATACGAATTTAATAAGTAAGCCAATTATCGCAGGTTGCCCGGAAGGAGGAGTTATCCTTGATCCGTTCTGTGGGACGGGAACCACGTTAATACGTGCTATTGAGTTGAACCGTAAATTCATATAGACGGGAAGAAGGAATACTGTGTTATAGCTAATAAAAGAATTAAGCCATTATTGAAACAAACAAATATATTTGATTAATAGATTGTTATTCATTAAATTGCAGCATCGTTTTCCTTATTGACGATGTTGAGTGTGAGGGGAGTTAGAAATAACTCCCTTTTTTTATTTCTACTCCTGTTTAGTGCAAGAAGTGGTTGACAATGTAATTTAAATGATTTATATTGTAGCTAAAATATTATGAATAACCAGAAGATGACATGGAACAAGATAACTTAATAGCGATCTGCCCTACTGACAGGCTGCCGGAAAGGTATCCTAATATAGGGAAAAGCGATGATATATTATTTATGCCTCATAAGTTTGACAAGGCATATAAGGGTTTTACACGGAAAATAGGTCACAACAGGGATATATTAATATTTCAGGATTACAATAATAACGTATGGCATGTTTCAGAAATACATCGGTGGTATGAACTGCCATGAAGAAGGGACTTACAATATATTCGCCAATGGATATATCACGTCATTATCACCGATTATCTGACAGGGAAAAGGCTGACATATTAGATCACATTATCAATGAAGACACTATTGCCACAAGCTCTTTTGGTTTTCTAAGAATAGCTATGGGTTATGAGTTAATAGGGTATAATGAATATATTAAAAAGTCTGAACTACCATGAAATACGCTAAATTAAAAAATATAGAAGAAAACAAGCGATATGGTGTATCCTTTTGGCCGGGTGGCGTATATCCAGTAGACAGAGAATATAAAAAATCAGTTAGAATAAAGGGAGTGTTCTATGAATTAAATATATTTTTTGATGGAAATAAAACAAACATCCAGGAATATAATGAAACAACAGCAAGATTGATACCACGAGAACAAATAGAATGTATAAATGAATTGTCGGAGTTGATGTGATTGATTATACACCACAAGAACGTGAATTTGTTGATGCGATGTCAGAAATACTTAGAAGAGGCCCTAAATATAGTAGTTTAAAAGAAGCAAAGGTAGCTATTGAGCATTTTAAAAAGGGAATAGTATATTACAACATAGATTAATGAAACTGAAATGAAAGCCTATCATCAAGTCGAATTCAAAGATTTAACACCTGACCTTGAAATATTATCGGATGTTATCGGTATTGAGAATGTTAGGTTGTTAATAGAAAAAGTATCGGGTGTTCAGTTCCGCATACCAAGATTGCCTACATTAAATGGCTTTTGCAGAAAATATATTAAAAACAATATAGAAAAGAGCAATATGGTTTTAGCTTTTGAACTTGATAGTTCTGATAATTTTGTTAGATTGTTGAAAATACAAATAAAGAAGGAAGAAAAAGACAAAGAAGAAATGTTAAAACGGTTATATGGATGAAAATAATAACCAATCATATATTATGGAATTGCGGCCCGCCCGGAATATATGCACGTTTTGCTGATTTTGATAGAGATGGGAATATTATTGAGAGGGGCATCTGCGAAAAATATGGGGCATTCAAATATATGAAGTCTTCACGAAGGATTGGTGAGATAATTCCAAATATAATTATAGAAACGAATATCGGTTTATTAACCAATTTAAAAATAATATCAGTAACAGGATTTCTAAATAAACGATTAAAGGAGAATTTATGAGACACGTAATTGCACACGGAGAAAGCGGGAATACCCACGCTATTTTGGATGATGTCATTATTTCAGAAAAAGATGGCAATAAAGTCATCAAAGCGGATAAACCCTACACTGCTATCCATGAAGAACATGGCCCAATAACTATTAATCCCGAAACCAAAGGTGATGTAACCGTCGGTTTTGTTCAGGAATTCGATCACGCAGAAGAAGAAGCAAAGAATGTGATAGATTGAAAGTATTAAACATCACTGGCATAGAGCAAATAGGCCCAGATGGTACACCTATCATTTTTTTAGCTCATAATGTAAATGTCGTTTTGAATAAGGGTGCGCCCCTGCCTTATTTAGATTTCTCGGCGGCTAATTCAAAATTTCCATTTCTTGCCTTTACGGAAGAAGAACAAAAGCAAAGAGAAATAAGGTATTTATTTGGTATTAGCGTAAGCCTGTTACGCAATATTCCAGGGGATAATGTCATTAATATGTTAAATATAAAACTGAGGGGGATTATTCCTGCCCCCGGACGGCAATGGAATTATTTTGATATGCTCGAATATAAAAAAAGATATGGTATTGAATGAAAATATTAGATGTTATATATAGATGTAACATTGGTAGAGGCTGCAAGTATGCGCCTATTGTAGCCGACTATTTTTATACCGCATATAGGTTTACGCCGCCCGGATGCCGGGGTTTAATCTCATCTGACCGAATAATAACAGATGATGGCTATTTAAGTGATTTGCAAGTAATGCCGGATAATACTATAAGAATTTTAACTCAACATTTAAGGGAAAAACTATGATAGAACGAATTGATGAATTAACACCAGATCAAGAAGCCCGGATGCCGGAGTTCAAAGAAAAATGGACTAAGATTAATTTGTCTACCGCTGAATGCGATAGGGACCAAGCTAAATACTGGATGGATGAAGCCTACCGCTTAGCAGGTTATGAACCTGTAAATGAAATACATTGGGTGCGATCACCTAAAGAAGGGCTTGATCTTGCTAAGGATATGATGCTATCCGCTAATAACGACAATCGGGATTATATAGATGAATTAATCCATGGCTATAATTATGGCTGCCATGAAGCGAGTTATTTAAGTTTCTATGAATTCTTTTATGTAGTTTGCGAACTTGATATCCTTAAACCGCTTGTACCACAGTTTAATATAGCCCCACACTCTGGATGGTGGATACCATTCGATACTTGTATTATAGCATGTGCGAAACCAACATCTATTCATGTAGTGGGAGATGTATTGCATAAGGATTTAGTCCCTGCGGTAAATCATGCCGACGGCTTCGATGTTTATATTCTCAATGGGATATACATGCCGGATAATATTGTGATAACACCTGCCAATGAATTAGATTCGCAATTAATATTAAGTGAGGGGAATGTAGATGTAAGACGAGAAATAATAAGGAAAATCGGCTATGATAAAATGTATGAAGATTTAGGCGGTGAAACAATAGAAACAGTTTCTATGACTGACCTGTATAAGAAACATTCGATATTATCCTATGAACAACAAGGTGATGTGATATTTAAACCCGATAATCTTGAAGAAGTGAAATATAAAAATCTAAAAGATGATTTTAAGAAAAGCCTTGAAGGTAAATCTTATTCATTGGTTAATATGCGTTTCGGTGACGGTTCAAAGCCGTTCTTGGTTATGGATAATATGTCAATAGGTGCTAAACATGTGGAAGGAGTGCCACCGAATATTACTAATGTATTCGATGCAATATGCTTCCGTAACCAAATGAAAGGCCTGCCACAGGAATTGAAATGAAAATACTTAGACTAATATCACAAGAGAAATCGGATTCATTACATGGTTTTACTACAAATAGTTCTATTGGTTTTAGATATACATGGAATTGTTGGCCAGGTGATTTATCTCACACTTTAGTGGAGCCATATTATTTAGGCAGACCTATGTTATCCCAGAACAAACTTGAGATTATTAGGAAACTCAAGGAAAGGTTGAGGGAATTGAAATGAAAATAATTAAAGAATTTGGGACAGATTACATCTTAGGTAACAAATTCTTTTATAATGATTATACTGTTGAAAATCAACCAATTATTATATTTTGTCACGAGCCTGGAAAGACCTTTAATCACATTAGCTTATCTATACCATTATTTAAGAGGATTCACTCAACACTGTATAATCTTTCTCCTGTGGATTTGGATGAAAAGATCAAAAGGCGTTTAAATGAAAGTCATAGATATAAATAAATGTACTGATAATGCACAAAGGTTATGTTACAGAAGACATTTTCAATATGCGACTGCCAAGACACATGAGAAATTCGGCGATTTAACCCCAGTATTTCAATCATATTTCCGTATACCTGAAGTTGTAAAGAGGAAGCTAAGGGAATTAAAATGAAAATACTAACAACTAGCAGTACGGTTGTAAAACCGGTCTACTGGGATTATAGATGGAGAAAGAGTATCCATATAAGTATATCTGATGGTATAGAGGTTATCATGAAGGCGAATGAGGTGTTATATACCACCCCAAAGGAATTTACAGATTGTATCGTGCCAGATTTTATAAGCTGCGACTTTGGAAGACATAACCCTCGTTCATTAGTTGCCGTACTTAAAAGGAAATTGCGTGAAAAATAATAGAACCACAGTATCATTAGTTATATTAGTTCATAATGTAAAAGATCACATTGAGTTGTGCTTGAAAAGTGCCTGTCAATTAGAGAACAGTATTGTTCCGTTAATAGATGAAGTGATTTTTGTTGACCATAATTCAACCGATGGGACTATAAATAAAGCGATAGATTACCTAAGTTCTTTAAATATTAAGCATAGCATAGCTCATTATACAGGTAAATTTGAGTTTGATAAAGCACGTAATATGGGTATAGCACTTTGTAATAGCAAAGTTATCCTTATGTTAGATGCAGACGAAAGGCTTGTAATCACACATGAAGAATTATTCCGGCAGTTTATAGATAATGTCAGTCATGGCTGGACGGCTGGGATTATGGCAACAAAAAACCCAACCACACAATACGATGGCAGCACTGACTTTATTGCTTCCGGTATGAGAAGGATATTCCCTAATGATGTCAGCTATTTTTACAAAACACCTATCCATGAAGTTCTCCAGCACCCGCCCGATGCTTTAATGGTTGCTGTGCCAGGTGCTTATATAGCACATTTAGGCTATGATATGTTCTTAAAAGAAATAGGTGAAAAATATGATAGGAATATGAAAGGACTTGTTAGTGAAATAGACAGAGATATTACTAATGGTGTGACTTGGTATTTCATAGGTAACACTTTGGGTTTGAAAGGAAAATTTATCGAACAAAAGCAGGCTTATGCTTTAGCACTTGTGCATGGTAAATTAGGGATTGGGATAGGAAATTATATAAAAGAAAAACTTGAGTATTTAGAACAAAATTTAATTAACCAACGGTATTTAAAGGAGACATTATGAAGAAGTGCAATTTAACACTACTATATGATAATATATTAGTACGTGAAGATAAGCCGGATGACATATCGCCTGGTGGTATTCATATACCAGACATGGCCAAGCGGGCGAAAAGGGTTGGTGAGGTTTTTGCGGTGGGACACGGTAGATTATCAAGGATGACAGATGAGGTTATTCCTCTTATGGTTAAAGTAGGTGACAGGGTAAGAATTAAGGATTTTAGCTTAGATGAGATAGAATATGAAGGCGAAACTTTATTGCATTTACACGAATCTGATTTGCTCTGGATAGAAAGAGAGGAAGAAGATGAAGGATAAATTAATAACAGAAGAAGTAGACTACTTGGTGGAAAAAAAATTGGGGATTCAAGATGATGACTATTCAGAAAAAGCAAGGGAGAAATTAGAAAGCATCAAAGAAAAAGCAAAAGCCTTACTCCCTGATTTAAATAAGATAAAAGAACAGGCTAAAGATCAGGGCGTGCCGGAGGATGAACACCCGCTCCCTGACCTGAAACGTCATGCAAAAATATATGACACACCATTACAGCCCAATACTGTGTCAGTTCTTAGTAAAAAGACAAAGCAAAGTTATCAGAAGGATATGAACTTCGACAGTACGAATTTGAATTATCTCTTCGGCTTTTACGCTTACAGGGCCATCCGAAGTTTTATTACACAAGCATTAAATGAGAAATCAGGCTTCCCTCAGACGGATAAAACTTATGCAGTATATCCTCATTTCTACAATATGATGAAAAAATTCAAGGAAAAGGATTTCGACGATTTAAACAGGAAAAGCCAAGAACCGTTTATGAAAATAGGTGATAGGGCGCTAAGTAGCTTTATGGCCCATTTATTGGAGAAGTGAGATGAAGATAATTTATAACCCCTTGTATGGACAGCATATTAACACTTCCTATCCGTTTTCCAAAAACGTTGGAGTGGTATCCTATACTGATATAACTAACATTGAATTGGCCAGTTATTTGTATCATTACTTTAAACAGCCCAATATCAAAAGATTAATACGGCGAAGGCTTAGAAATGAAAATAATTAAACCATTACCATTATTACTAAAGCAATACAAAATACGTTCATACTCGAACCATCGAAGATATAATTGGGTCGGGGACAATTACTTAGATTGCAAGCTGCATCTTGCTAATGTGAGCGAGCTGCGTTTAGAACAAAATATAAATTGTGCAATTCATATCAAACGCCGTTTGTTAATGAAATGAATTCTTCGTATATTAGCTATTTTGAGGGATATAATGGCAAGGTATATAAAAGTAGCGACAGTTGTTGATGGTGAACAAATAGTCACATCCGCAGATTTTGGGGCGTTAGGTAATCTTGTAACTGATGATTGGATATTAACTCTTAAAGATGGGTCGTTCCAAACAATGAATTCAACTGATTTTGCAAATAAATATATATCTACATCTGGTAGCACTGCACTAACGGGTAGCGATTACGATTAACGAACTTGCTTTCTGAGTTATTACCTCTAATCCCGTTTTCCTGTTAGAACAGTTGACATGCTGTGATTTTATCGGTTCCTTAATGTAAAGAGCCAGTGACTTAGTCCCTATTTTAAAACATTCGAAATGGATATATCCCCCGCAATTACGGATTATCCCTTTAAAATTCTTATTCTCTAATTCCTTTTTAACTATTCCAATAAACCAATCAAAGTCTGTATTAACTACTATATCAACAGCTCTGCCATTTATATGTGGCGATAGTTTATACAGTGGCATATAACCGCCGGTAATAATAAAATTGAGTTTATTAGCATCGCATAAAGTGTCGATAATAACAACCATTTCCTTTAGTTCCGGTGTAATAATCAGTAAGTCATCATTTAAATATGCTAAGTCTTTTATCTTAACATTGGTGGAAATACTTTCTTCGCCATTACCGCTTACATGATATAAGTAAATGTGGCTTTTAGTATGGAAATGAGTTTCGTAAGATATTTCACGTTTAATCACTGTCAATGTATTGATGATTTTATCGAGTGTCCTATTCAAATTACGCCCGCATTTAATGTTACCATCTTCGTAAAATCTTTCAAAATCATCAATTAAAAGATTGAACCTGTATGCGGTATCACCAATAGTACGTATTACTTTTTGCATTTCTTCTTTGGATTTCATTATTTAAGATATAAAATAAACTTGTTTAATCAAATAGATTTATTTATATTAGCACAGTATGTTAGATATTAGTGTTTGGGATTATGAACGGTACAAATGGAATACGAGATGAATCAAAGGACTTAGTACCGCTTCTTATACATCCTGCAATGGATATGGAAAGGTTGCAAAATGGTTTGAACCATGTGTTGTGTGAAGGTGTGAAAAGTTTGCAAGATGTATTTGAAATTACAAAGAATATTCCCGTTCACAGCACAGATGACCGTGTCAAAACGTTTAATGCACTCGTTGGTTTCGGACGCTATATTGAAACATGCAAACTCAACTCGTCGTCAGGAGATGAAGATGTAAAATTTCCAGGCGATTTGAAGATTAATGTTGAAGAAGACAATTGACATTGGTGAATACATTAAATTCATCCCGAAACAACTTGAAGCTAAAAAGTACATAGGAAAAGGATTCCGTATTTTTTATGGCGGTGCTCGTGGTGGGGGGAAGACAGCGTTTTCTTTAATAATGGCTGTGTTGAGTTGCATGCAATTCCCCGGACTTAGTGTTGTTTGCATCAGAGAAACCTATTCCGAACTTGAAGAAGCCTTCATAAATAATCTCCTAAGACACTACCCAACTAAAATATTCAAATATAAATATCAAGTAAAATCCCGTACGGCATGGTTTGCCAATGGGAGCAGAATTATTTTCAGGGCTTGTGATTCCGAAAAGGCAACAAAGAAGATACAAGGCTTGGAATATCAATTAATGATAATTGACGAAGCCAATAATTTCGATGAAATGACGCTTCAAAGATTACAAGGTTCACTTCGTAATGCCCATGTAAAAGGATTTGTTAGTACATTATTAATGACAGGCAATCCTGGTGGCCGGGCGGATATGTATTTCAGAACACGGTTTATCTCACCGGATTATGAACGATGGACAGAGGGTGAACTTGAGAATAAGGAATTATATAAATTCGTCAAAGCAACTGTATACGACAACCCATATATTGAAAAAGACTATATTACAACTCTAAAAGGTCTTGATCCAGCGTTAAGAGCGGCATGGCTTGACGGGCGTTGGGACACTTTCTTCGGACAATTCTTCATGGAATGGAACTTGAACGCACATGTGATAGAACCATTCAATATTCCACATTCATGGCCTAAAGCATTTGGTTTGGATTTAGGCTATACAGTAAAACATCCTACTATTGGGCTTTGGGCGGCACAAGACCCGGAGACACTTAGGTTGTATATATACCGTGAATATGTCGGGCCTCCTACATCGGAGGGAGGAGCAACGGAACAATATGCACTTGATATTAAAGATATGAGCTATAATGATAATTGCGATTTAAGATTTGCCGATCCGTCTATGTGGAACTCAACAAGTAAAGACAGATGGGACGATGAATCACCGGCGCAAATATTTCTTAGGACAGGCATCCATTTAGAACCCGCAAATAACGACAGAATAAATGGTTGGCGTATGTTAAAAGCATGGTTGCACTGGACTAAAAACAATCCGCCACGATTACAAATATTCAATACATGCACGAACCTCATCCAGACTTTGCCGAGTAACAGGTATGATACGGGCTTAAAGAAGAAAACAGAGGATTTGGATACACGTGGCCCTGATGATGCCGCTGATGCCTTGCGGTATTTAATTATGAATGCCTTCGGTTATCCTACCGGATATGAACAGACGGTAGTCCTTAATGAAGCAAAAGAAATAATAAAACGTGCCGAGGAGGTTAGTCTGGAGAGGTTACAGCAAATAGCTAAATCAATGGAATATGAAGAATACCAGGGTTCGCCTCTTGAAAGTGTAAAGTATGATTACCATAATGATGTATTTGAAAGTGAGGCTTCGTATTATGGGTAATAACGGTAAACCAGTACATGATATATTAGATGTAGACGGACAGGTTGCGGTACAAGCCCCTACTGGTTTTGATGTCAGTGACTATAAATATATAATCGACTATATATTTAATGATCTTGACAGCGTCAAAGAGGTATTCCGTGAAAAAGTAGCAGTCAGGAACCGCAATTTTGATTTTTACGCCGGGCGGCAATGGACAAACGAAGAATATCAAATGCACAAGAAACAGTTCAGGGTACCTTATGTGTTTAACGAAATTAAAAGCAAGGTCGACCATCTTGTAGGAACTCAAACTCAAACAAGGCTTGATGCAAGGCTTGTGCCACGTGAAAAAGGAGATGAGGCAGCGGCTGAATTGCTAACTTTTATAGTTAAGTGGGCAGAGCAAATGAACAATCTCGAATACGTCGAAACAGATGTATTTACCGAAGGTCTGATAGGCGGTGTCAGCATAGCGGTTGTTTCATGGAAAAATGATGACATCCAAAATGGTTATCCTTGTGTTGAGAAAGTACCTACAAATGAAATGTACTGGGATTCACGTGCACGTAATCTAAATCTATCGGATGCAAGATGGATGGCACGTGTGGCTTATGTCCCTAAAATAGACTTAATAGAATTAATGCCTGAAAAGGAAAAGGAAATATCAGAGGCTTCAAATATCGGTACTGAAATAGGGGATAATACAGGCAGGTTCTTTAAGGTATTGACACAAAGGCAAAGTGCTTCAATACGAAACCGTTTCCAAACTTCACGGAATTATGAAAGAGATGTAGTGCAGTATATAGAATATTATGAAAGAAGAAAGATATATCAATATGTGGTAGCGGATGAGGTGCAAGGTAAAGTCCGTAATTTCGATATAAAAGAAGAAGCGGAAGAATTCTATGAAGGATTAATTGACCAATATCTTGATGAAGGGCAATCATTACAAAATCCAGATGGCTCACCAAGAGTGGTTACAGATGTCATCTTGAAAAACAGTTTATATCAAACAATTATAGTAGGCGATCAAGTAATATCATGTGAGTTATTGGAATTGACAGATTTTCCGTATGTAGTGTTCTTTGCGTATTTCGATGAAGGCGATTATTGGGGCTTTGTAGATGATTTAATATCACCGCAGATACTTGTGAACAGGTCGTTTTCACAATGGGACTATCAGATAGGCACATCACTCAAAAATGCCGTTACAGTAGTAGAGAACATGCTAAAGCGTGGATTTACCATAGAAAAAGTGAGACAGGAACTATCAAAGACAGGGCCTGTTATCCCTGTGGCATCACATAATGCCATTAATCCATTGCCTAATTCACAAGTAACACCTGATTTATTCCAATCAATTAGTTGGAGCATATCAAGGATGAACGATTACGCAGGCGGGCGTAATGCTCTTGGCTTGCAAGAAAATGCGGCTGAATCTGGCAGGGCGGTGTTGGCACGTGCTGAGGCAGGCGGTGTTGGCAGGCTGCCACTGTTTGATAAACTTAGATTATGGCGGGCGGGCATAACCATGAGGCTGGTTTGGTTTATTAAGAATTTTATGGTTCCCGGCCAAGTGTTGAGGATAGTAGGTATGGATGAAAGCACGCAATATGTAGAGCTTGATGATGGTATATTAGACACTTTCAAGGAAATACAGATTGACGTTAAAATAGATGAAGCGATTAAGTCAGATAGTATTAAGGAGAGAAACTTCCAACAACTGAAAGAGCTATTCAGTGTAATACCGGGCTTACCGCCTGAGATAGTAACTAAAATGTTACTCGAATATTCAGGAATCCCACAGAGTAAAAAGAGGGAGATCACTGATATGTTAGAATTTTACCAACAATACATACAAGAAAAGGCGAAATTATCTAATGATGAAAAATTACAGAAAGAAGTAGTAGATTCACTCCAGAAGAAGCAGTTAAAAGAGCAAATGGAGAGAGGGGATCAAGTAAAAGAACAACAACAAGAAGTAGAGAAAGAAATCAAAAGCGTAAAAGTAAAAATGGATGACCTCGACAAAAAAAGAGAGGAAATGAGCAACCAGAATTTATCAATACAACAATTAAACACAGCAAATAACAGATTAAATACGCCAGCCGAAATGAAAGGCGGAATGGCGGCAAGCATCACAAGTGCATTAATGTAATAATAATAGGAGATAGTATTATGGATTTAGAACTTACAGATCAAGAAAGAGAAGAATACCGTATCCAAATGGAAGGTACACCCGAAGAAAAGACTGAATTAGAACAGGCGGGGCGTAAAGAAGAAGAAGTAGAGACCACCGAAGAACCGGAGCAACCAACCGAGGAACCGATTAAAGAACCAGTGGAATCTACCCAAGAACCGGTAGTAGAAACCACCGAAGAACCAGTGGTGGAATCTACCGAAGAAGAGGACGCTTTCGCTGGTATGAAAATACCTATATCAGTAACAAATGAAGAAGGTGAAGCAGTCATAGAAGAAATACCCTATGACCAGCTTGTTCAAGAACATAATGCTTTTATAGCTATCAAGGAACAATCAGAAGCGGATAAAAATTATGTAAGTCAGGCATCTCCTATAATAGAGGCTTTCAATAAAAGTAAAGTTCTACAAGATGCTTTAATGTATTTGAAACAAGGATATAATGATGAACAAGTCAAGCAAGGTTTGATGCAATTTTGGAGCGATGCAAAAACTGAGCCGGGAGAAGATGATTCTCAGACTGACTATAACAAGGATATGGCTGAGCTTAATAACCGAATGCTGAGAGCAGAAAAAATTGCAGGCCAGCAAGCCGACCAATTAAAGAAGCAACAGGTTTGGAATGAGAATGAAGCGGTATTGCAGAAGGCTGTGAGAAAATATGGGCTTGATCCCAAGCAGGTTGAAACTGATCCTGAATTCCAGCAAAAATTAAATAGTTCATTTACTCAATTTTATGGGAACATGGACCTTACAATGGAAGTGCTGAACCAGAATCAGGCCAATGGTATTATAAACCATGCTTTAAATGTTATAGGTAATACAACACACGCAGACGCACGTAAGCAAACTGCTGAATTAGTGCGTGCTAAATCAATTGTCAAGAAAACGCAAGCTCCAACTATACTCCAGGGACGAACAGCAACCAACCGTGATGGCAGTGGCGGCACGCAGGAAAAAGAAAAACAATGGCCTGCGAGCGGAGTGCCTATGGCTGAGAGGGTGCGTCGTTGGGAAGAAATTTAATTTACTAACAAAGGAATATAATGAATCAATATCAAAACAAAAACCGCCCAGGGTTACGTAGTTCAACTACGGCTGACCCCAAAGCGGCCATGCAGGATATTGACTATCGTATAAGGCGATTAGACCCGGATGCGACACCTTTACAGGTGTTGTCACGTTATTTTGGCCGGGGGCCTGTGCCTAAATCACATAAAGTACAAGTAGTACAGTATCATTCATTCGATAATTTCGATTATTGCTCATCTAACGGTGCTGGCGATGCTGGTGAGGAGAGGATGTTAAGGCTGGTCTTAGATCAGAGAAGTCGTCCATCTACTAATTCCGCAATGTTATATTATCCGCAGGATAAATTTTTCATTGCAGAAACAGGGCAGGTAGTCGAAGTAGTTATGAATGAAAGAGCGGCTTTACAGCTTGGCGAGAATACGAACGCTGAGATTACAGTATCAACTACTTTGTCGGGTAACACTACATCCCGTTCATTGGCTGGTACTGTTGTAGTTCGTAATATTGAGCCGGCGGCGCTGTTGCCGTTTACTACTTCTGATGTGATATATTTAGGCAGAACGATAGCCGAATCCCAGAGCATACAGGCAGAGCCTCAACAGCGAGACTATGTATATGATTGTAATTTTGTTGAGCATAAAGAAGCTGTCATTATAATGACAGAAGACCAGAAGAACTTAGTTCAGATGGAAGGGGTAGCCCCTGACTGGAATATGCAGCAAACAGAATGCTTTAAGGAATTTACTCGCAATGTCGAATTTACTGCTATGTTTGGAGAACGCAGCCCAGGTTTATCTGTGGACAAGCGTCCAACAAGGCACATGCGAGGTTTATTCAATGCAATCAGGACTAACGTAGCATATTACGATCCAATCAACGTTGTAGGATTTGAAGAAATGTTCATCAATTTTTTGGTAGAACAAGGCTTTAGATATAATCCCAACAAACGCAAGAAAATCGCCTTATGTGGTGCGAGATTCTTGATTAATTTTAACTTGGCGTTTAGAGATTATCGCCGTACATCCGATTTAAGCGGTATTGGTAAAACATTAGGGCTGAATGCGGATACATATATAATTCCCGGAGGCTTTGAAGTACAGCTTATCCGTTCTGAAATGCTTCACCAGAACACTAAACTTGAAAATTGGTGTTTCATTATTGATCCTACTATGGCTGAGTGGTGTGTCAACAAAGACTACAACTCACGCATGTACAAGAATCCAAGTGAACGTGATTTCAAGTTGATGGTTGAATGGCAGGGAACAATTAAATGGCAATTAGAACAAACACATGCGTTACTACGCACATAAGGAGGACAAGATGAGATATATATCACATATTAGCAACTTAGTGCTCTACACAAAAAATGGTGCGATAGTTGATCGTTTTGATTATAATGGTGTTTTAGTTAAAGGTGATGGCACTACTAACTTAGGTACTGGCAACCAGATTGACGTAGTGCTGAAAAGCTCTACGCCAAATGATGAAACAATGCGTGTTTACACAACTGATCTTTTAGGTAATTCTGCAATATCAGAAGAAATGTGCGGTTTAGGTAATCTTGCCAGTCTCGATTTGGCATTGGCTGGTTTAGACAGCTTACAGCAGGGTTATAATCGAAATTATTTCGAAGCCGCTGTACTTACAAGTACAACAGATGTCGTATCTGATCTATCTGCCAATATATACTACGAAGTATTAACTGGCACTACGATTTATGACGGTACGACTTATACGGTAGGCCAAGTATTTTATACCGATGGCAGCACAACTGCCACAACAGGTACAGGTACATTTGCCTTGACGATCCCACCTGCTCTTAACAGAGAATGCCAAGCATTCCGTCCAGAGCATTTCAAGATCAAATCGTTACTTACAGGCAATGAATCGAGTGCTGACTGGAGTTATGCAGAAGGGTTCGCCCCTCGTGATAACATGACTACAGATGATCCCGATTACTTTGCTTATACTGAGTAAAACAATAGCGCCTGTAACGGGCGCTATCTTTAATATTAATTTAGGTGTATAATGAAAAAAAATATAGTAAAAAAGAGGAACAGGATACCCAGACCGGGGATGCCCGTGAAAGAACAATTGCCCAAAATCCAGCCTCCTGAAAAAAAGGAGGAAAAAATACCCGAACCGAAAATGTCCGAGATAAAACAATTGCCCAAAATCCAGCCTCCTGAAAAAAAGGAGAAAGAAATCGTTTATGTCAGGGATGCGTCTGCTTTTCAAAAACCAACGGTAAAATACGTTGGGCGTACATCGGATGTAGATGATACGAAAAAGGCTGTGATTTTCTTGTCTAAACATAAGAGTTTAATGATTAATGCAGATGATGGTTCAATATATATGTTTTCGAACAATCACTTTTTCACTAATGATTCAAAGGCAAAAGAGGTATTGAGGTCATGTGGTGCTTTCAATTTTGAAATGTGGGAAGGCCAATATCCAAAAGACTTTGTGGCGAAAAAGAAGATAGAAGATCAATATTTAACACGTGATCCTTATGAACATGATCCGATGGGAGTTGGGATATTATGATCTATTCAGATGATTATTCGTCTGGCCAGCCCAAACGGAAAAACAAGAAGAAAAAAGAAACCGCAGAAGAGTATTATCGTCTTGGCAGGCGTTCGGCTTCTTTAGACCAAACGGCTAAAGACAATAAGCAAACCGCCGAAATGAACATGGTCCAATCAATAATGCTTCAGAATCAAAAGAATGAACTGTTAGATGTTCTGTCAGAAGTGAACCGCAGGCAAAACCAATTGGATCAGGCTATGGCAGAGGCTCTTGCCCCGCCACCATTGGGTATGGATGTAGGCCCGCCTGGTGGAATGCCGTTTGGAGAGATGCCTCCTGGCGGGATGGCATCACCACCTGAATTGGGTCCGCCGCAAGGACTGCCACAAGAATTACCACAATCAGCAACACCTATGGGGCCTCCCCCAATTATATAGAGGTTGGTAATGAATGGTGATCCGTTAATAGTCAGAGTGAGGCGGATATTAAAAGATGTGGAATCAGTGGTTTCACTTGGTGAGTTCTGGAGTGATGAGGAGATAATCCTTGTTCTCAATGCCAGCCAGTCCATACTATTGAATTTTGCTATTCGTAATAATAGATTATCGCTAATTGAAACTCTGTTGACATCGACTATTTTAGGCAGCCCGCTTGTACTGCCCGATGATTATTTACATTATTCCTCAGCCCAAGTAGGCATAGCCGATGATGATTTACAAATGGCAGGTGTCTATATCGGCGGGGATGCTTATTCATATCTTTATGTCAAACTTGATGGCTGCTTTATTTTAAATGACGAATTATATTTCGCAAGGAATAGGAATATTAATAGTTTAGGTATCCTCTATTACTATAAACAGCCGAGTTATATAGGTGCAACGTCTTTGGGCAATGATGTCAGTCCACAATTCCTCAGATATGATTTCCATGATTATATTTACAATGATATTATCGTTATGGGCGCTGTGTATTTACTGGGCATGAAGGAAACACAGACACAACGTGATTTTAAGAAATACAAAAGACAATTAGAACTGTTACGCACAGAACCTCCTTTCATATTGAGGTACATAACAGATTCGAATAAAACCTTAACAAAGACTGCATAATGGACGCTTTGCAAACAGTAAATATGGTTAGATTATTATTAGATGATAGCATCGATTGGTTTCACGATGATATAATATCAGCTATTAACGAATCGCAAATGCGGTTAATTAGACAGTATTATTTAGCAGGTGACGAACGTTCTTTACGGACATTATATTTCAAAAACGAAGCACTCAGTGATGGCGATTATATTACATACACAATTCCAAGTGATCCAACGGCTACTCCTACACTGCTTTTATATCCACGTGCTTGCCGTATATATAATAAGGGCCTTGATACCGGTATCGAATCTTTGACCGCAACATATTTAGAGCCGCAATTATATTATAATTACGATAAGCCAGGTTATTATATAGATGACGAATTCCCAAGAGCGGCTTATTATACAATCGAGAAGAAACAGTTCTTAATAGATAACTCTGACCCGTTAAACCCCGTATATGAATGGGGAACTAAAATCAGGTTCATTAAACAACTACAAGAATCTCATGCGACTTTATGGTTTATAGCCGAGCCTCCACTGTTCGCATATACAACAGGCATAGGACAATCCCGAAGTCTTTGGCTGCCGGAGGAGTGCCATATTGAAGTAGCAACTTTAGCTGCTGAATTGCTGAATGATTATGATGTGGGTGAACGGGAACGTGGCGAGGCGGTATTTGAAAATCAAAGACTGACATTAACGGGGGTTGGCAATGGTTAGCTATTCTAATATAACATTAGGCGAAGTATTCCATGAAGTTATATCGGCAATAAATAAATATCGTTCAGGTATGAACATTGATTATACTACTATAACTAATTTTGTTAACCGTGCTGTAATTGAAGTAGTGACAAAAACACTTCCATTTAAGGACTGGGCTTATGTAAGTTCTGTAAATGTTACAAATCAAATGCAATTGCCGGTTAATTATTTGAAATATCAGAGGGTTCTTTTATCTGAGGATGGCGATTATCCTTATCAGGAAGCACGTTATGTTGATATAAGAGAATATTATACACTGACTAATTGGCTAAATGGCCATTCATGGAATAGAAGTTCGGAGGAAAAGCCTGTTTTCACTATTTGGGGGACAGGTCTTCGCCCAACTATATTCCTTGCACCAAATACTGATTATCAAACAGGCATACAGCCAAGTGGACATATCTATGACACGATTAATGTTTCAGGTATATTGGAATATCACCCCAGTCCAGATAAAGTGTCATTAGCTACTGATAGATTGCCTATTCCTTATGAATTTGAGGATATGGTAATATTATCTACAATAATGAGAATGTACGCAAAAATAGGTGCTTCTCAATTATTACAGAACACTCAGATGAAATTTATTGAAGAAACATCTAAAATATCTGAATTATTTGTTGAAAAACGAAGAACTGAAAAGCGGGAACTTGATTCATTTGTTGAACCAGTTGTGCCACTTGTGGCAGCGAGTGAAGAACCCGGTGAATTAAAAGGTGAATTATGACGGGCCGGGATTATATAGATGAATTAATATTGAGGCTGGCAAGACATGATGTTAGCACAGATATGAATACACCGTCTTTATTAACTTTTATCAACAGGGCAAGACAAAGGGTCCAGAAAGCAACCATGCCCTTATACCCTGAACGTTATGGTAAAATATTCAGATTCTCAGTAGGTGGCCCTATCGGTAGTAACGGTTTTTTAACACTACAATTACCAATAGATTTTTTGGACGTTTTTGTTATATTATTGGAATGGCGGGCATCGTCAAATGTGACTTACAGGACAGAAGCCCGTAGAACGGATGCACGTGAAATATCTAGTGTAGTGGAACATTCATGGAACGGGCCGTCGGAATGGACACCCGTTTACACTATTCAGAGGCCCATCAATTCCAGTCCGCCGTTTGTGACCGATTATTATTATAATTGTCTGATTTCATTAGGTGCTAACGGGCAGGCATTTTTAGATAATGTGACAAATGTTGTAGCCGAAATAGTTTACACGTCCGCATTGGATGATTTGGAACTTGATGACGATGACGAGACAATACCTGTTGATGTAGAAGAATTGGTGATTTATTATGCCATGCTATTATCATTGCAACGCTCACAGGAAGAAATAGCCGTACAAAGCGTTCAGGCAGAAATTAATATGTTAATGGAATTATTCAAAACCACTTATGATGTTGGCAAAGCTAAAGAGACCGTTCTATTGCCAAGTAAAGAAGGAGAGGACTAATGGGTTCTACATTTAAAGAAATATATGGTGATTATCAGGATTCTATTAAGAATTATGTGGAAAAACTCGATGTGACCCCGCTCTCATTTATGAGACAATATACAAAAGGTATGCAGGTATTCCAGAGGGAAACAGAGTATTTCGAGAAAACGACTGTGGTCCAGAGGGACACAACTACTTCAAATTTCTTAGTACCGGATGATTTTGACAGGTTAATCGAGGCAAAGGATTATGACGGTAAGACACTGTTATATGTGGATTATATTCAATTCACAAGAATAGCGGAGAAATTCGACAACGGGCTTCTTGAAACTCCGGTTGATTACAGCACAAGGCTTATAAACACATTCTTATATGGCAATTTAAGTTATCTTTATCAATATTCCGGCAATAATAGGTACGGTTTATTAAGCAGTGGTACTGACACTTTGACTAAGATAATAACTATGTACAACAGGGTATTCTATATAAATAATGACGATACGACTAACAATACGGAAATAACAATTAATTACATACCCATACTTGAGCCAATATCCGGTTCGAGTTCTCAATGGACTAATTGGCAGCCATTGAACGGTGTGAATTTCAACACTGCTTTTGCTAATTTTAGATTATCGCCTGAAATCATCAATTACGAGGATACATTTTTAAATTATGCCATAAGCAGGTTTTTACGATCTCAGGGCAGTGTTAATTACAAAGTATATGAGCAGGAATTTTGGGCAGACGTTAAACGAGCGATAGCAAATAAACCAGTTAAATTCAGGGAGGGTGTCAGGTCATATAATATGGCACCTTTTAGTTAATTATGTACGCAAAAACATCAACGACTAAATTCAAGGGATTGAATTCAACAGTAGCACCGGAACTAATAGATGATGGTGAGGCAAGGGATTTGCTTAATTTCCGTATGGAGAAGATAGGTAAATTAGTCACACGTGACAGATATATTGTAGGATTGAAAACTGACCCTGATCTATTTTCAATACTTGTGACACGCCCTACGCCTGCGACTGAGCAAGCTATGTCATATTTAGTTGGCAGTGGCATAATTGGGTTAGGGGAACTAATATTAGAGGAGAAATGGGAGGACGAACTTGATACCGGAGGCAACACGGTTAAGTACGGTTGGGATACAGACAGAGTGATGGTTTATTTTATAAGAGGGAGAGAATTTACCCAAGAAGAGCGAGATGGTGTTATTGTCCCGATTGATTCCGATAAAAGAAACAGGGGCATATATTTATTTTCACCTATGACAGGAAGATACCGCAATAAATTAATAATCAATCAAAATATAGAAGTCCCCTTAACAACCCCCCATGTGGAGGTCGGCGATAAAAGAGACGCTATCCCACAAGGCTCAAACGAGAATGAGACACAACTCTACGCACCCAACAGGTATATTCCGGTCAAAGACGACCCTGATGATGCCTCAGCACGTTCTAATGACGCTCCCTGGATAGATCATTATGTCGATATGTCGCAATACAGGCATCAGTTGATTATATCCGACAGGACGAATGGGGATTTATTGTTAGAAGATGAATTCGGTAGAAGGGAGATACAGCAGTGCGATGAGGAGCAGATTCACGGTCTGCACTTACGGCCTAATACTTTACATAAATTTGATATAGACGCAATAGAACTTGATGACAGATTAACAGATGAAAATGACGAAACGGAAGGTGTGGAAAGTGGGATGGCGTTGTATCAGTTCGAATTGCCTAAGATAGTGCAGAAGATTTCTGAGGATAATTATAAAGAAGTATTTGAAAGTTTGGTTGATGAAACAGAGATTGACAGTGAGCTACAAAAAAGAGGGGCATTAATAAAATTGTATAATTGGCAGAATGTGCCAAGTTCAAGCCAGGCCTATATCAATTTATATAGCTATGCACAATTAGAGACGCAAGAAGCATACGTATTTTCTAACGCAGAGGGTAGGGAAATTGTGCCTCATTTGGAGGGCAAGCCTAAATTGCCAGAGGATGAGTTCTCTGATGAAGACGGACAAATAAGAAAAGAAACATCGGCGAATACCTATATTTGGGACGACTATAAACTCCAATACTACCCATCGTCTGGCGGAACTCAAGGGGCCATATATTTACGAGATATAGATCGTATTTTTTCTAAGCTATCATCTGGCCCGTCAATTACTAAGTTAAATCCAAAGACAGGCCCCGCCCAAGATGTACCACTTGGTGTATGGAGGTATAAATATGTATGGGATTTCGGTGATGGAGTTTATTCTGCTCCGTCCGCTGAACTATTATGTCCTGACATATTATGGTCGGCGACTAATGATACTGATTTGTTAGATGGAGAGACACCTTATGAAAGAGGCAGGTTATATAAAGGCGATGAATTCTTAGATCAGCATTTCCCCAAACAGCATCCTTACAATGATTCGGATATAGTATCCGATACATTAATAATACCACGCATTTTCGACGATACCTTACCTTCCCCACAATTAACTAACTTTGGTGGGCTATTCTTTGATTTAAAAGCTAAGGTATATGAAGGGTTGAATCATAGGTTCGGCATTAAAAACTGGTCAGTTATTGCTGATGTAAACGCTGCGACGAATATAGAGAAAGGTGAGTTCGCTACTATGGTTACGGTGTTTTATTCTGCGAGTAGCGTAGATTTAAAAGGGGTAATATGGCAAGGCTTCGCATTATCAGGTAATATATTTAGCAGCTCAGGGCCTTCTGTGTTGAGTGATTGGAGAAACGTCATAGATTTGAAAGAGGGAAATGCACCACCTTATTTTAGGCATGAAGGTAGATTAATTGTTCCTATCTTTGGGAAAAAAATAGGTGATTTTGATGTAAGGACTTTAAATTCATTATTTGATAATTATGGTAGATTAAGACTTGGGTGGGCGGAGACAACGCCATTTGTATCGGGGAACCCTAATTCTTCTCCTCGTCACATGTTTGTTGCACCAGGGATAAATCAATCATTTGATAAAGATGGATGGACGACTAATCCGACACTTATTCATCAGGCTCTGACGATAGTATTAAGTTTGTACTCCAGTGGGTTCGCTGATTCAAATTTATATTACAACATAGTCTGTCAAAGCCCAAGTGGCTCGACTATCGACCCTGGGGACTGGAATAATTCAGAAGATCATGTTTACAACGGTGTCAATTTAAACTTATTAAGGCCCAATACTATATTAAGGGCTGTCCAAGACGAGGGCGATAGGTTGAGCGTCACATCGTCTGATATACCCGTTCAGGTATTAGATAGGTTGATATTGTCTGGTGTAAGTGAAATTCATGTAGTGGATACAAAAGATTCGAACCATAACATTTTCTTTGCTTCGGAAAAAGACGAAACCGGTTTTCCTGTAATCGATTATGATGATGCCCGCTATAGTTCCGGTCTTGAAATAAGCAATACAACCGGCGTGCAACAAGCAGCCAATAACCCCGTTGTGGGCACTAATGTAATCGATAATGTAGATATTTATGTTTACGGTGAAGGTGAGAGATTTATGGGTGTTGAGCAATTATCTGCTTATTTCCCTTCTTCACTATTGTTTAACGCACCACGAATAGCAATTAAGATACCGAAAGATAAAGTACCCGCACGAGCGAGGAAATTATTAATCTACCGCACAAGGGCTTCTCATAACAATCAATACCAGCCGAATGAATATGGCTTAGTCGATGTAATCGATGTCAAGAGAAATGATGCAGGTGAAGCTACTTATGAAGATAATGATGGTGATGTACTATATGAGGGCTTTTATTATTTCGATAAAGTTAAAGATTCCTTATTGGATTTTAGTTCAACACCGACTGAATACGAAGGGCTCAGGGACGCTTTGAAATCAAGATTCAACATGGCATTAAATGAAAGGATGTATTATGCTAATTTCATAGAAACCTATCGCCCTATTAATCCACGTTCTATGTTCGAATATGCAGATTCGATTAACAATACTTATTATTTGGAACTGCCGTCGGAGACATCACAAGGATTCTCGGCAGGAGATATTATAGATTATAAATATGTTTATGAAGATGTGAGCGGGATTATTTCAAAGCCGGCTACATCATTGCCAATTACTATCGCAGGTGCTTCCAATAGGGCAGTTGTACTTTACTTCATTCCCGCTACATTCGAGACTTACATCGAAAGGGTGAAGATATACAGGGCGGAGGGAACTAACGCAGATAGAAAGTATTATTTCATCGGCGAGATAACAGCTGAAGATGAGGGTGTATTTGTTGATGATAAGATAAACCCGGGGGATCAATTACCATGTACGGATGCGGATATTATCAATACCGAAAGCGGGGTTAGATGGAGTGAGCCGTTCCGTCCCGATCATATTAAATTAACAAGTTTAGCAGAGTACAGGTCAGGTGATGGTCTCCAAATAACAGGTCTTGAGACTTTGTATGGTAATCTCGTCATATTCAAAGAGACATCTTTTCACAGGGTAGCAGTACAAGCAACAGACCCGCCGCTTTCACGTACCGATGAAATTGATTCAAGAGTTGGCTGTATAGCACCTAATACCTTAATTAATGTAGATAATATGCTTTATTTTCTCTCTTGGAAGGGATTTATGAAGTATGATAATAATGTGTTGTCTAAGGTAGACGGATTATTCGATGAAGAACTGCAATTTATTCTGCAAAATGCTTCTCATGAATCAATCAGAGACGCATCTTGTGGCTATAATCCTTCTTATAATGAAATATATTTAAATATTCCCATGCTTCCGACAACTAATAATAACGGCAGGCAGGACGTTAAAGGGCATGGTGATATGTATGGTTATGAACGTGAATTATACGGTCATATATACGTAATATGTTTGAGCAAGGGTTACGCTACGAAATTTGCTTATCAGACCTCCCCGAATACTTCTTTATTGGGAACACCGCCTATTAAATATTATAAGGATGTTTATGATGTCAGACAGTTGGGGAGGCATTATCATACAAATTCTTTAGGTGAACTTAGAAGTGGTGATATATTGCCGGCCCGGTATTATTCAGATTATGTAAGTCCTGCGAATAGTCTGTCAGATGATACCTTTTGGGCTGGCATTTACATTGAAACACCTTATGACCCATTGAATGGTCTTGCGGCTTATGAGGATTACGATGAAATAATGGACGGCAATTTCGATCAGAGCTTTCTTAACGGTGAACCCGTGTTCAATTTCGGGACAACTAATTTTCCACCTACTTTATTGCTGCCTGTTATTAGCGGGTTTAAAAGCAAGTTCTTTACAGGCAATGCAGAGACGATGATGAAAAGAGTGAGGAAGGCATTACTGAATATATTCAGTAAAGGCCCGATTAAAATGAAAGGGGTTACTTTACACATAGATCAGGAAGACGACGTAATAGAAGCTACATTAGGCGATGATAGGATAAGTAATTCGGAATACACACAGGAATTCGATTATAACCCGACGGTTAAATTAACAGATTATATATTGACAAATACTACGTTCAATGGTACTTTTAGCAATATATTATCGTTTGTGCCACGTTCCCCTCGAGATGATTTTAACAATGTAAATGATGACGCTCCGGGCAAGCCTATCCGGTTTTCTATTGAAGTGGAATCACAATTACGAACACAAATAAATGAAGTAGCTATACATTGGAGACCGATTTATACATATTTGTCCTAAATATTTAGTATATTGCTAACCAGGAGTAGAATGATGAGAAATGAAAAAATAAATGTTTTAACAGTAAACGAAGTCAACATTGCGTCCGTATTGCGAATGCCATATTTGGCTCCTACCCCAGGTATATTGTCAATCGGTAGTGATGGTCTGGTAGTTGTAAGCGGGGCATCCGGGTCAGAAGTAACGGCTGCGGCAGTCTTAGCGGACAATGCTATTGTAAGGGGAGATGGTGGTGTTAGGGGAATCCAGGATAGTTTGCCGACGATAAGTGACACTGGTGATTTAATCATTCCCGATGGTGGAGAATTACAATTAGGAACAGGATTAGATGGCCGTATTTATTCTTTAAATGATGATTTAATAATTAAAAATCAGACTCAGGATAAGGATATAATATTCAATGTTAATGACGGTAGTGTTGATACAACTCTTATGACGTTGAATGCCTCTGATATTAATGTTGGTATTGGGAAAGCACCGGAGGTTAATTATGCACTTGATGTATTTACTAACTTTAAAAGAGCTGGTAGTACCGTTGCCATAAAAGCAGAAGTAGATTATGAAAATGATGCTGATGTAACAGCACAATCTTATGGCATTATAAGTTTAGTAAGATATAGAGGCACTGCTTCCAGTACTGAAAGTAAAGGTCAGCGAGCAATGGATAGTTCTATGTTTTCTTATAATACCGGAACAACAAACCGAATAGCAGGATATAGACTTGATCTACGCAACTTGGGTCCTGGAACAGTGACTAATGCAACAGGGCTTTTTATAGAGAATTACACAAATACCGGTGGTGGTACAATTGATAATGCGCAAGGATTATTAATTGAAAATCATAATGTAGCAACTAATAATTATGCAGCTCGTCTTGAATTGAACACAGGAGGAAATAATGCTTGGAATGTTTATGCTTCAGGCACTGCACCTAATTATTTTAAAGGCAATGTTGGTGTTAATGTAGTTGACCCTGATGTTGCATTAGAAGTATTAGGAAGCACAGGTGTTAAAATCAGTTTTAATGCTACAGATAACACAACTATAGTAACGGATACAAACGGTTATTTGACAATTACACCGAGTGGTAGTCGTGTAATCGTGGCCGGTGATATAGAGATTGGCTCTGCTGATGGATTTTATTATGGCGATCCGGTAACTGATACAAGTTGGAGAGAGATCCGAAGTGGAACAAAATTATCTTTCCAACGTCGTGAATCTTCGGCATGGGTGGAAAAGGGATTTTTCGATACAGCTTCATTTCATAGTGATGCTTTTCATGCCGAGGCTGATGCGGGTATTGCGGGTTCATATTGCTGGCATCCTGGAACTACACCTGAAGCCAATCCAGATGGGCCGAGGCTGTGGATAGATGGGAGTGGTGATTTATATTTGCTGGAACAGAATGCTTCTCCCACTACAAGGGTGCAAAATAAGATAGTCAGAACGGATGCGAATGGAAAGGTATCGTTTGGGATAAGTTCTCCAAGTTCTGCATTACATATTAAAGCAGGCACTCCGGGGGCAGTCGGCTCACACCCCGCAGGACAAGTAATTATTCAAAATCCGGCTGATGATGTAACCGCCAATGTAGCAATTACTGCTTATGAATCAGATGTCAGTGGTGATCCCGACCAACAACTCTGGTATCTTGGAAGCTCAACGGGTAGCAATTCAGATATTACTTTCCTAAACCGAAGAGATGCTGCACTTACGCTGGGAACAAACGACAACGTCCGTATAACAATTTTAGGTAACGGTAATGTAGGAATTGGAACTGTACCTGATAATACTTTTCATGTTTACAGTACTTCTGCAAACGTAATAAAAGCTGAAAGAAGTTCATCTACAGTAGATACAGTATTAAGAGTTCTTGAATTACATAGGAGAACAACAGGGACAGCCGCAAGTGGGATAGGTGCAGAAATGGCATTCCGAGTTGAGGATGGAGGAGGAGGCCTTGAAACTGTTGCAGTAATACAAGGTATTTTAACGGATGTAAGTGAAACAAGTGAGGAAGGAACACTATGTTTTGAAGTCGTTTCTGATTCAGAACTTATAGAAGCACTGAGAATTCAAGGTGTATCTGGAGGTTCTGCTAAGATAATGGCAAACTGTTCTATAAATGCAAAAGATGGCTTTGCGACTGAACTATGGGATGTGGCAGGCAGTAATTTTGAAACCGCTGTGGTGAATACAGAATACTATTCGTCTAATCAACACGGTGGAATATATGGAACTATTTATAGGCAATACTTTAATACAGTTTTAACCTCAACCAATCCACGACTTGATACTGGGAGTCGTGTTACAAAAATGGTGGATTTTGTCCTTCATACTAAATATACAGGGAATGACCGTGGTCTGGCTCACGGTAATATGACCGCTTATGGAAGTAGTGATGATCACGCCTATATTATGTTAAGCGGGGCATCTGGCGGTGGAAATTTGTCTTTCTCTCTTACTGGTTATTCAATAATTACTGGCTGGGTTGATTACACGAAATAGAGATATAAAAATATTTTTAAATTAAGAGAAAAATTGTCTTTATAGGAGATATTATGAGTTTCACACAAAACAGAGAAAACAGCAAAGGGCATACGAATACTTTGCATGAAGTAACGACAGTATATGCAAACCAAGATGAGGATATTATCAAAACTGTCATTACCTCGTATAAAGATCAAGCAAGTAAAGATGCTGGTTTGCACCATGAACGAATACAGGTAGGGATTCCTTTATCGACAGCCCCTCAGAGTATAGTTGATCCTGCAATAGCTTTCAAAACGGCAATGGAAACGGCGGTACAGGCTGTCGTTGACTGGGACACTATCAAAATGTAATTGTTGAATTAATACTAACAGCAGGAGTTTATAATGGCGGAAAAAAGAAAAGAGAAAAAACTAACGAACAATGATTTATACAGCGTTCTACAGGGGATACGTAATATAAATGATTACAATAACAACCCCGATATTAAACCGGAAATGAAGCTATACGGTAAGAAGTTTTCTTATGCTTTAGCCAAAAATCAGAAAGAGCTCGAAAATGAAGGCCTTTATTTAGAGACAATACTAAAGCATTCCGATAAATATAGTGAATATGATAAGAAACGAATGGAATTGCGTAAAAAGCACGCAAAAAAAGACAAGAATGGTACGGAATTGATAATGAATAATATGTTCGTGCTAGAGAATCAAAAGAAATATGACAAGGAAGCCGAGGATTTGCAAACAGAATATAAAGATGAAATAGAAACGCATGAAAAGCATATAGAGAAATTCAATGAATCCTTGCTTGACGAAGCTGACTTCAAATTCCATTTACTTGAAGAAAAACAT